ACAGGCGCAGGCAACATTGTTGTTGACGCTCAAGCAACTTAATATAGAACACAGTTTAGGGAGTGGCAACACTCCCTAAATTATAAAAACTATGGCAAAAACAGTTTATTTAGAATCAGGTAGTTACAAAATTAAGGTAGCAGATGCCAGCAACGAAATCACGTTGGAGTCTGCACTTACTAGAGTTACTGGTGACTTGCGTATAGAAGGCGAGACAACAACAGTTAACACAACAAATTTAGCAATCGAAGACAACATAATTGAACTTAACAAAAACGAAGCAGGTGCAGGTGTTGGAGAAGGCACAGCAGGTGTTAGAGTAGACAGAGGATCACTTACTGGTGTGCAAATGATTTATGATGAATCTATTGCATGGAATAATCCAAGCACACAGACAGTGTCACAAGGACCAAACTTACAAGGACCTGGTTATGGTTCATACAAAATTTCTTCAGCAGACGGAAATGATATACTAGCATTAAGAGTTGCCAACATCAACAACAACAATGCAATTTATTTTGAGCCAGGCGGAACAGGCACATTGAGATTAGGTGCCAGTATTGCTCCAGCAAATTATATCAGCAGAATGAATGACGACAACGATATTCCAAACAAAAAATATGTTGACGACGAAATCAATGCTGTTGTGATTGGTGCGGCGTTTCCAAGAATTGTTCAAGGTGACACAGAAGTTAAAATCACAGACGACAGTTTATCAGGTAACACATCAAAAATTGAAATCAAAATTGATAACACTTTGGTTGGACTATGGGAACCCACTAGATTTGAATTATATCAACAAACAACAGATATTGGCAGTATCAGAATTGAAGGCGACAAGATCAGCAGTCTTAATTCCAATGAAGATTTAGAATTGGTAGCACCAGGAACAGGGTCTGTAAGGGCAAATGATTCCTTTGTGATTGGCAATAGACCAAGTGTGCAAGATGCGGCAATAGACCCGTTATATGACGCCAACGGCGTTAAATTGTATGCAAAAACGCCATCTGGCGGAGATACAGGATTATATTTTGTAAATACAAATGATATAAGAGGAGAAGTGATCAGCAAGAATAGAGCACTACTTTTTGGATTAATTTTTTAAAGGAGAAACAATGGCAATAACAAACGCAAACGTAAATGGAACACAAGATGTTCTCACAGTACCTGCAGGTAAAAGTTATGCTGTTACATCTATATTGATCACAAATGTTGGTCCAGAAGATGCTACGGGTGGAGAAGATAGTAATTTCACTCTGTATGCTGTAACTGGAGCCTACGTTGCAAACCAATCTATGATAGTGAACAGTGCATTATTACCAGGAGCAGAAACATTCACACTAGATTCAGAAAAAATAGTGTTGGGTGCTGGAGACGTTATCAAAGTTGCTCAGTCAGGTGCTAACAATCTTTCAGTTGTAGTCAGTTACTTGGAGGTGTAATGAGATATCTAAAACGTCAATCCACTAATAAAAGATTATTAAACGGTAAAGGTTTAATATACACTCAATATGAAACTATTGAAGCACAATCAACAGGTGCATTTTTAGTTCCTAAAGGAACGCAAGTGCAACGTCCTGTAACACCAATAGAAGGACAATTGAGATTCAACACAACACTGAGACAACTTGAAGTGTATGAGTCATTGGGTGGCGGTGCTCCAGTATGGAAACAGTTTAGATTATCAGAACCACAAAATATTGTGGTACAAAATTTAAGTAATGGCGATGACACAGAAGTAAACTTTGGAAATCTAGATGATGGATTTGGATCAGGATTAGGTTATCCAACTGCATCAGAAAATGTTTTAGTGATGGTGGAAAACGTTTTACAAATTCCAAATACCAACTACACATTAACACAAAATCCATGTGATGTTAACAGCAACACCATAAGTGCTGTGGCAAATTACAGTGCAACAGGCGTTGGTGCTTTTGTAAGCAGTAATCCTGCACTGATTGATTGGCAATCTAAAGGTTACCACGTTGGACAAACGGTTGTTGTCACAGGGTCTGCCACTAACAACGGAACATTCACAGTAACAGCAGTAACACCCAGTCATTTAAGTGTAAACACTTTGTTGAACACTGAAGCAAACTCAGTTGGTGGAAACACATTTGGCATGGATGGAAAAAGTTCTGTTACAGGATTATCGTATCCAACAGGGCAATACATAACATTTGGAACAGCAGTTCCCACAGGTAAACCAGTCACTGTTTTACACAACTTTGACAAATAATTCCTTTACCAAATTTCAATAAATACTAAAAAAGGAGTGCTATGGCAGTAACCAATGTAGGTAGAATATCAGGACCGTTATTAAAAGAAAATCTTACAAGAACGTCGGATTTGGCTTTTGAAACGGATCTATTGTACATTGACGTTATCAATGGCAGAATAGGTATCAAAGATGATGCCCCCACAAGAGAATTACTAGTAAATGGCAATGCCATTTATAGAGGCAATTTAATTGCCACCAACTCGGCCTCAATTGGAAACATTGGTATAGACGGACCAACAGACACATTTTCAACCTTGACTGGTCCAATCAATATGACTGCTGGTACTAATTTCCAAATGACAGAATTACGCACAGGAAATTTAGCATTCACCAACAGTGGAATAAGAGCATACAATGGCGGAGATATTAGATTTCAACCAGGACCTGGTGCAGGCGGTGGAGCAACAACAGGTAAAGTGATTATTCCATCAGACCTAAACACAACAGGAAATATTCATGCCACAGGAGATATTTCTTTTGATGGAAATATTTTTATAGGCGGTGATGGTCCAGAAGATACTTTAAGTTTTAATGGTGACATAGAATCAAATTTAATTCCTGATGTAACTGGAACTTATGATATAGGTTCTACTGGTCAACGTTGGGGAAACATGAATGTACGATCTATGTTAGGATTGAATGATATCACCATCGATAACACAATTTCTTTATCAGGTGTTGCTGTTAACTTGGGTATTCAAAACAAATGGTATGTGAGTACAAATGGTACAGATCAACTGGCAGGTAATCACCCTAACTTTGCGTTTGGAACAATACGTCATGCATTGGCATACATTGAAGAAAGCACAGCAGGTCCACATGAATTACACATTTTACCTGGCACATACACAGAACAATTTCCATTAGAAGTGCCAGCAAATACCACAGTAAAAGGCTCAGGCATACGTTCAGTTACAGTTAAATCAGATGTTCCGGGAAGATATCAAGATGCATTTTTATTAAATGATGCATCAGTTGTAACAGATTTAACTGTCAAAGATTTCCATTATGATGCAAACACTGATCGTGGATACGGTTTTAGATTTGCACCAAATGCCGGTATTGTTACAAAATCACCATACATACAAAATGTTTCAGTGGTAACACAAGGAGACACACGCACAGCAACTGACCCAAGAGGTTTCGATTCAGGTGACGCTGGTAGAGGTGCATTGGTAGATGGAGATGCATTAGACTCAGCATCACCAAGAGCATCAATGTTATTCAATGCTGTTACATTTATTACTCCGGGTGCAGACGGTATTACTTGTAAAAATGATTCAAGAACAGAGATCATAAACTGCTTCACATATTTTGCAGACACAGGAATTAAATTATTAAGCGGATCAGAATCTAGAATTATAGGTTCTGCAAACGTATATGGTAACAAAGGTATCACAGCAGATGGTGTTGACACAAAAGCATATGCTATATCACACAACTTTGCTTACATAGGCACAGGCGGAGATGTAGAAAATGACGAGTCGTTATTGGATCAAACTAAAGAAACAGAACAATCCAACAGCGGTAGAGTTTATTTTGTCAGTCAAGATCAGAGTGGAGATTTTAGAGTTGGTGATAATTTTATTGTTGATTTAGGAAAAGGAACAACAAGTATAGATGTTGCTGACGGTGACTTGGGTGCGTCAACATTATCCGTTGGTGTTGCAGGCACAACCACATTGGTTGATGCTACAAAAATAGATGTACCAAATTTTAGAATTTCAAACAACACAATTCAAACATTAAACAACAGTTTATCGATAGGTGCTGTTGGATCATCCAATGCTGTAAATTTAACTGCAAATGTTTTGATGCCTAAAGTTGATATCACAGGCAATGCCACAATAGGTGGATCAGGATTAAATTTTGGAAATGACGCTGGAGACACTGTGAATTTTGCAATGGATTTTGAACAAGATTTATTACCAAGTCAAGACACGCAGAGCAATATAGGTAGTGTAACAAAAAATTGGAAAACAACAAATTCAGCAAGAATAACTTTAGATAATATTGATATTCATAACAACACAATTCAAACCACAGACACAAATTCACAATTAGAATTAAGAGCAAATGGCACAGGTGTAGTTAATTTAGGCACTGTTAGATTCAAAACAAATATATCATCTGCATCAGGAGATGTTGCATTTAGTGGAGGAACAGACAGCACATCAATCAACTCAACAAGTCATATGTTGCTACCATCAGGAACTACAGAACAAAATCCTAATCAAGGAAATGCTATAAGATTTGATTCAAGTATATCTGAGTTTGAATTATTTTCAACAGGTAAAATAGCACTGAATGGAATAAAAGATGGTGACAGAGACACTCAAATTGATTTAAGCAGTAACAAATTTACTTTTTACACAGCCAATGGATATGCAGGTGAAATAGACGGTTCGGGTAATTTAGTTGTGCCTAATTTTTCTAGCCAAGATCAGATTTCTATCAATGGCAACACAATAGGTGTGGGCAGTGCCTCAAATCCTCAAGCAGGTTTCACAGCAAACGGGACTGGAAAAGTGGTGCTAGACACTGCTAATCTTCAAATTTCTGGATCAGTTATTGAGAACAAATTAGTCAACCAAGATATCACATTCACAGGAACAGGGTTAAAAGCAAACAGAACCATAGAGTTTAATTCAACCAACGGATATATAGGACCATTTGGAACAACTGCACAACGTAATGTTGCAGTTCCTAGACAAGGAGCAATATGGTGGAACTCAGACAGTGGTCTTTTAGAAGTGTATGCTGGAGCAGTAGATGGGTGGGTTAGTTCCATTGGTGTACAAGCAATCACCGTGACAGACGAAATTGCGGCTGAACTCAATGTGGTGTACAACCTTATATTAAACTAGTATAAATTAACCTTGTACAATATAATACCAAAAGCACGATAAATAATACTAATGCAGAGTCCGACCAGATTCAGCAGGACAAACCGTGGTACAACCGGCGAAGAACTTATGAATAACGTAAGGTGAAAATTAGGTTGGTGGGACAAGATCCCCGTGCTATAAAGGAGCAAAAACAATGGCTGTAGGTCGAATATCAGGTCAGCTCTTGAAGTCCAATCTTCTGCGTAATGGAGCAGATTTGGCGTTCGAGACGAACTTGTTATACATTGATGTTAATAACAACAGGATTGGTGTTAAGACCAGCACTCCTCAATATCCGCTAGATATAAACGGAACAGCACGTACAACAAATGCAGAAGTTACTGGACAAGTAGACGTAGGCAATATCACAGTAACTGGCAACACAATTTCAACAACACAATCAGCACTAAATTTTTCAGCCGCAGACGGCATTGTGTACAACAACGAGATTCATGTAGATGATCTTGTAATCACTAACAACACCATTAGAGCAACTGACACCAATCAAAATTTTGAGATTGTAACCAGTGGAACAGGTGTTGTAGATATTATAGGTAACACAGAAGTACAAGGTAACATACACGCAACAGGAAACATCAGAGCAGACGGTAACATAACTATTGGTGATTCTGATACAGATTCTATCACAATCAATGCTGATATTACGTCAAACATTATACCTGATGCTTCAGACACATACAGTTTAGGAACACCAACAAAACGTTGGAATAATGCATATGCTAACAATTTGACTGTGGACAATTTAGCACTGTCTGGAAACATATCGGTACAAGGGTTAGATTTAACAGCACGTCCAGGCAAAGTGTTGTATGTAGCAACCAACGGTGATGATTCTAATTCTGGAACACACCAAAATGATCCTTATGCTTCAATAGAACAAGCATTGTCAGTGGCTGTTGCCGGAGATCATGTTTACATTTATCCAGGCACATACACAGAAGATTTTCCATTAACTATTCCCACAGGAGTTAGTATTAGAGGTGATGGAATTAGAGCAGTAACAGTTCAACCAAGTGTGACCACAAACAGTAATGATGCTTTTATATTGAACGGTGAAACAACAGTTGAAGATTTAACTATTACAGGTTTTTATTACAACAGTGGAGCAAACACAGGATATGCATTTAGATTTAATCCAACAGGTGCAGACGATTCAACAGGATTTCAAGTAACATCAAGATCACCTTACATTAGAAACATCACTGTAATTACATCAGGTTCAGTTACAACAGCAAATGATCCTAGAGGATTTGGATCTGCTGATGCTGGAAAAGGTGCATTATTGGATGGTTCTGTGGCAACACCGGCATCCAACGAAGCAGGTTGTTTATTTCAAAATGCAACATTTATTACTCCAGGTGTTGATGCGATCACACTTACAAACGGTGTAAGAATAGAATGGTTAAACAGTTTCACATATTTTGCGGCAAGAAGTATCTATGCTGTTGACGGTGCAACTGGATTGGCTGACGATGGTAAAACACAATTAAGACTTTCAGGTTTTGCAGGAACGCCAATTGCGGCAGGACAGGTTATATCATACTACGACACAGACAATGTAACTCAACTGGCATCAGGCACTGTTGAATCTGTAGATGGTAACAAAATTATAATTGATGGGAAATCAACAGGATTTGCAATGCCACCAGAAACAACGGGCAAACAGATCACTGCTAACGGTGATGCAAAACTAGATACGTCTGTTAAAAAGTTTGGACAATCCAGTTTGCTTTTAGATGGTGTAGGAGACAGTGCATCTATTTCAACAACAGCAGATTTTGGATTTGGTACAGGAGATTTTACAATAGAATTTTGGGCATATCCAACACAACTCCAATCAACAACACTATTTGATTTTAGAAACAATGCATCAATTGAGTATTCGTTGATGTTATACATGACCAACAACGGTCCAAAACTTTATATTAATGGAGCAAATATAATCATAGGAAGTCAAGGTTTCAATCTTAATGTTTGGACACACTTCTCGTTAGTAAGAAGCAGTAACACTGTGACAATGTATGTTGCAGGACAAAATGTTGGAACGGCAACAGTTGCAAATGATTTAGGTGCGGCGAAACCACTTGTGATGGGTAACAACTATGATGCCAATAATGGTTTTATTGGAAACATGGACGACTTCATAATTTATAAAGGTTCAGCAATACGTTCAGGAAACTTTACTCCGCCAACAACAGAAGTAATTGGAAATCCTGACACTGTGTTAGTAAGTAGATTTAATGGTCCAAACTTAACAACTAAATTTTTAGACACAAACATAGCAATTCAAGACATTAGAACATCAGCAGGAGCAACAGCAACAAACTTTACTCTGGTTGATTATACAGACTTTGGAGCAGAAGTAAGATCAATTGCATCTGCATCTATCTACGGAACATACGGTGCTGTGGGTGATGGTGTTGGTGTAAAAATGTATTTGATTTCACACAACTTTGCTTACATTGGAAATGATTACGAAGTTGATAACGATGCAACAACAGTGATTCAAGCCAACGAAGTTATCACAAACAATAACGCAAAAATTTATTATTCATCAGTTGACCATAAAGGTGACTTTAGAGTTGGTGATCAATTTTATGTTAATCAAGAAACAGGACAAGTTGCGTTTACATCAGCATCACTTAACATAGATGTTGATCAAGCATTAACATTTACATCAGGACCCAATGTTACAGTTATATCAGGAGATAAAATTGAAACAGGAAATGTTCAAATATCTGGAAATAATATCACAACGACATCAGGAGATTTAAATATTGATTCATTTAACAATCAAATTAATTTTGTTGATGATGTAAACATCACTGGAAATTTAGATATTACAGGAGATATCACAATAGGTGGAAATGTTACAATAGGTGACGAAACAACAGATTCAATTAACATCACAGCAGGTATTAGTTCTGATATTGTTCCTGCACAGGATAATATTTACAATGTTGGTTCATCTACAAAAAGATGGAACACAATATTTGCCAATGAAGCACAAATAGACAGTGTTAACATTAAAGGAAATTTAATTCAAAGTAATAATACAAATGCTGATTTAGATTTAAGATCAAGTGGAACTGGTGGAGTAAGAGTTGAAAACTTTACAGTATCAGGAGATACAATGACAAACGATTCAGGAGACTTCATAGTTAATCCTGCTTCGGGTGTGTTTAGAGTTGACGGTACTGGATCTGTTAGAATTCCAACAGGTACAACTGCCCAAAGACCAGGTTCTGCATCAGCAGGTATGATGAGATACAACACAGATGATTCAGTGTTTGAAGGATACAACGGAACAAACTGGTTGGCATTGTCTGGTGTTTATGACCTTGACAAAGACACATACATCACTGCTGAGGCTACACCAGGTGCAGATGATGACACAATCAGATTTTATGCTGGCGGAGTTTTGGTAGCAAATGTTAATCCAACAAGGTTCGATGTCACATCTTTACAGGTAGATGACATAACAATCAGTGGAAATACTGTAACAACCACAGGAACTGACCAAGATTTGATCCTGAATGCTCAAGGAAATGGTAGCATTAGAATTGAAGCCTTCAAGTTTGAAGGAAATGCGATAACTAATATTATATCTAGTCCGATTGTATTAAAAACAACTGGAACGGGATATATTGATGTGTCAGATTCAGGTGGGTTTGTACTTCCGGTTGGAACAACAGCAGACAGACCGTTTACGCCTTTAGTAGGTATGATACGTTACAACACCGCAGATCAACGTGTTGAATTGTATGATGGTAGTTCATGGGGTTCAATCGCAGGTTCATCAGGTGCTGTAAGTATTATTGACGCAACAGAAATAGCAGTGGAATACGCACTGGCATTAGGATAGGAAAAATATGGCAACAAATTTTAGAAACTCTGTAACAAAAAGTATAGGAACTGTGACTGCGGCTGTTTATGAAGCCTCACCAGGATCATACACAACAATCATTGGAATGGTTTTAGCAAACTTAACAGAATCAGTTGTGGAAGCCAGTGTAACATTAACAGCAACTCCAGATTCAGTTACAGGATTTATTGTAAAAGATGTTTTGATTGCACCAAACTCTAGTTTACGTGTGTTAAACTCAGGAGAAAAATTAATTGTGGCAAGTCAAAACAGTTTAAATGTAAAATCAAACATCAACGACTCATTAGATTGTGTGTTGAGTTATGTGGAGATAACATAAGATGTCAAACACAGTTGGACAGGATACTTCCGTATATCTTCAAAATGGTATCAAAGACAGATACTTTTATGGATTACGAAGAACCGATGAGGGAACATTATTCATTGGTAAAGTTGACCAATTGGCGGCAAACGATCCTGTGGCAATAAACAATCCAGGAAATATTGATGACAACTTTAAAGAGTTTGATCAAGGTTATGATTTTTATGAAGGCAGAGATTTGAACCACGCAAAACCATTTAAAAATTTAAGATACGAACAATTTAGATGGGACGATGTAAATCTAAATTATTATATTAATCCAGAGGGTGAACTGGTAGTTAGAATTAACAGTAATGTCGCTGACGGAGAAATTACATATCCGCAAACTGATGAAACTGTGATTGTAGAACAAACAATTTTCACTTTAGATAAAACAAATTACTTAATGGACAGTAATGAAATAACATTCGATAGAGGATAAAGTAGGAGAAAACATATGACAAGACAACTTATAAACACTGGTATTATTCCAAATGACGGTCAAGGTGATTCGTTAAGAGATGCTGGTGGAAAAATGAATAACAATTTTCAAGAATTGTACACAGCTCTTGGAAACGGAACAGCCTTAACAATAGTCAATAATAATTTGATTACTGCCACAGGTGCAAACAAAATAACTTTTTTATATCAAACTCTAGCAGATTTACCAGATGCGGGAACGTATCATGGAATGTTTGCTCATGTACACGGTGAGAATGCTTCCTACTATGCTCACGCAAGTGCCTGGGTAAAAATTGCAGATGCAAATAAATCTATCGGAATGTTTTCAGATGTCGATTTTTCGGCGGCGGCGACTAACGGACAAGCATTAATTTATGATTCAGGTTCACAAACTTGGAAACCAGGTGATGTTTCAGCAGGTGGCGGTGGAGGAGGAGGTGCAACTGCATTTCTTGGATTAACAGACACTCCAGTAACATACTCTGGACTAGCAGGCGGCTTTTTACAAGTTAATGGTACGGCTGATGGATTACAAATTGTTGCGGCATTTTCAATTGACAAACTTTCAGATGTTGACACAACAACAACTACTCCAACTTCAGGACAAGTATTAAAATGGAATGGAACAAAATGGGTACCAGGTGATGATGCAACCAGTGGCGGTGGTGGAACTGATGCTGACACATTGGACGGATTAGATAGTACATATTATTTAAATTACAATAACTTGAACAACAAACCAAGTGTTCCAACATCAATATTGACATTAACAGACACTCCAGCAACTTTTTCAGGTTCAGCAGGAAGAACTGTTAAAGTAAACGCAGGTGGAACTGCTTTAGAATTTGTAACAGACGCAGGTGGCGGAGCAAGTACTCTTAACGACTTAACTGATGTAACAATATCAACACCAGCTCAAGGTGATGTATTGTATTACAACGGTACAGGTTGGGAAAAACAAAACGGTCCAACAATGAGATGGAACGTTGGAGCCGCAGGTTCATCTAATTACACGTTCACAGGTCCAGGATTTGCAAGTGCAACAAACGATCCTGTGTTATATTTGATGAGAGGACACACTTATATTTTTGTAAATGGAACAGGTTCTAGTCATCCATTTGAATTTAGAGTATCAAACGGTGGTGCAGAATATTCATCAGGAGTGAGTGGAAGCAAAACAGGAACGCAGGTTTTAGAAGTTCCTATGGATGCTCCAAGCACACTTTATTATCAATGTACAATTCATTCAGCAATGGGTAACACAATCAACATAGTGAGTTAATAGAACATGGCACAAGTATTTGGCGTAGGCATAGACGAATTACAGAAGACACTGGCAAACAATAGATATTTCTATGGGTTGCGTAGAACAGATGTAGGCGATTTGTACATGGTGAAATCAGATTTATTAAAACTAGAAGATGGAGTTCAATTGAATAGACCAGGAAATATTGATGAAAACTACAATAATTGGAGTAGAGGAGAAGACTTTTTTGAAGGTAGAGATCAACAACACAGAAAAAATTATCCAAATTTGGTGTACGAACAGTACAAATGGGATGGTAGAAACCTGTTTTATTATGTGAATAGTGAAGGTGAATTAGTATTAAAAGTTAACGAGGCTCATACATATCCAGGATATGTAGAACCTTATAATGGTTAAGGAAATAAATACATATAGGAATTAGTCAATGGCAGATTTTCGAATAGATAGAATTAGATTTAGATGGAGAGGTGATTGGTCAGCCAATACTCTTTATGTAAAAGATGATGTACTAAGATACGGTGCAAAAGTATTTGTATGTGTTAACGTACACACATCAGACACAAACTTTTACAACGACTTAAACAACTCGACTCCAAAATGGTCTCAGATGATGGATGGCCAAAGTTGGACTGGTGCGTGGACACCTTCAACATTTTACAAAATTGGTGAACTGGTTAAAGTTGGTGGATTAATTTACAAATGTATTGAAGGTCACATTTCAAATGCATCTGTTTCAAATGGTGTACTAGGAGATGAATTAAAATGGGTTTACTTTGCTCGTGGAGAAGATTGGCAAAGTATTTGGACACCTGCTACACTTTACAATGTTGACCAAACAGTAATTTACGGTGGATCAATTTGGAAATGTAACACAGCACACACTTCAGGAAGTGCTGATGATGGATTACAATTCAATGCGTCATACTGGGATCAATATTCTAGATCAGATAACTTTAGAAGCGACTGGACAGCAAACACTTTGTACTATCCAGATGATGTTGTGTACTACGGTGGTACAGTTTTTAGATGTACAACAGGTCACAGATCGGCCACTTCAAATAAATTTATAAATCCTACTAATGCATACGGTGGTGCGTCAGGAACAGGATTCCAATTCTTTATTTTCAAAGTTGGCGCAACATATAATATTCAAATCACAAACGGTGGATCAACTTATCTTGCTTCAGAAACTTTCACAATTTTAGGATCAGCACTGGGTGGAGCAACACCAGCCAATGATGTGTCCATAGTTATTAACACAGTGGACGGTGGTGGTGCAATAACATCAGTAGGAGTAAACGGTGTAGCCAACGATTCCAACGATGGTTTAGAAGCAAACAATGGACAATGGGAAACTGTGTTCACAGGAATTAGATACAGAGGCGATTACACTGTTGGAGAAAGATATTCAGCAGGAGAACTAGTAAGATGGTCTCCTGGTATGTGGCAAGTAACCACAGGACACTGGGCAACAAGTGCCACTATGGTTGAAAGTAATTTCAATTTATGGGTACCTGGTTTAGAATTTGAATCAATATGGACTGTTACACAATACTATCAACAAGGTGATGTTGTTCTCTACGGAGGTTACACATATGTTGCACTAAAAAGTAATATTGGTGTTACACCTGCTGTCACAGATGCATCTGCAACTTGGGAATTACAAGTTGTTGGATATACATTCCAAGGTGAATGGAAATCAACTTATCTAGTTAATGATGCTGTTGAACCTTTTCCATACAAAACTGGTGATGTTGTAAGAGCTGGCGGTGATTTATATATTGCTGTTAAAGATAATGCAAGTGTAGATCCAAGCACAAGAGTTGTGTACGACGAAGGAACTGATTCTCCATTCCCATGGCAATTATTGGTAACAGGTAATGCATTCAAAGGACCTTGGAAAGAAACTAATCTAGGTGGTGTATCAGGCGAACAAACATATTTCCCTGGAGACGTTGTTACAGTTGCAGGCACACTTTACAAATGTATTTTAAAACATGAAGCAAATTCATCAGATGCTAAACCACCATTAGATTTTGAATCAGAAAATGTTGGACCTTACTGGATATTAGTAGCAACAGGACACACTCCTAATGTGTTAGAATATCCTGGAGATATCAAAACACAAAATGATGATTCAACAAGATTAAGAATTGGTATAGGAGCATCAGGACAAGTATTAAAAGTAGGGTCAAACAACATTCCTTTCTGGGAAGATTTTGATGTAACACCAAAAGTTTATTATGTATCACCAGACGGTATAGACGATCAAACAAAAGGAACACAGTTAGCGGCTCCTTTTAAAACGATTAAATTTGCTTGTGATTTTATCAATAGCGATTTAGCCGCAAGATCACCTGCAACAGTCTTTATTAAAACAGGTTTATATCAAGAAATTTTACCTATCACTGTGCCAAGAGACACTGCACTAGTTGGAGATGAACTACGAAGCACAGAAGTTAAACCGGCGGCTGGTTATGAAACATCAAATATGTTTTATGTTAACAATGGTTCAGGTATTAGAAATATGTCATTGAGTGGATTATCTGGAACATTAGGACCAATCAATGAATACGGCACAAAAAGACCAACAGGCGGAGCATTTGTTTCGTTAAATCCTGGTTCGGGGGCGTCAGATGCGGCGGCTTGGATAACAACACGATCTTGTTATGTACAAAATGTATCAACATTTGGAACAGGATGTGTAGGTTTAAAAGTAGATGGTGATCTTCACAATGGTGGTAACAGATCAATTGTTGCCAATGACTTTACACAGGTTATCGATCAAGGTATTGGTTTCTGGGTTAATGGTGAAGGTAAATCAGAACTTGTATCTGTGTTCACATATTATTGTCACATAGGATATCTAGCAACTTCTGGTGGTAAAGTTAGAGCAACAAACGGAAACAACTCTTATGGAGATTGGGGTTCAGTTGCAGAAGGTGTAACACCTACTGAAACACCTATCACAGCAAAATTCAATAACAGAACACAAGAAGCTCAAATAGATGCAGTGTACAATGATGAAAATGAAATATTTGCTTTTGCTTACGATCATGCAGGACAAGATTATACATCTGCTACTATCACAATAGCAGGTTCAGGAGAAGGTGCATCAGGTGTAATCAATTATGAAAACACAAGAGACGGTGCCGTAAACAAAGTAAGATTGTTAGGCCCTGGAGATTCAACACCAGCAGGAGGTGCCGGATACACAAGTAAATCAGGACCAGCCATATCAGGTACTGCTACCAGCATAAAATTGAATGCACAATTCCAAGGAACTTCGGCCCAAACAGTTGGACAAAGAATTTATATTTGGGAAGGTACTGGCAGAGGACAATACGGAATCATTAATTCTTTTAATGAATTAACAAAAGAATGCACAGTTAAAAAAGAATTTGATAACACACCAGGATGGCAACATTTTTTAGGTGGAGTTGCAATTGAAACAGCATTAGATCCATCAACAAAATATTTTATTGAGCCAAGAATACAATTCAGTGAACCACCATACAGTACTTCATCAGCATCAATTCCATTAAGTGGAGATTATTTATTAGGTGCTTCAAGAAGAGTTTCAAGCACAAACGTAACTATTTTATTAGGCAACGGTAGAGGTTTAAGATCAGTAGATTCAAGCAACTGGACTGTTGCAAACGGTATACCGACACAGGACTGGAACAGTTTAGTAGGCGGAAAGAATAACTTTATGGCAACTTCTAGCACAGGTGGTCTAGCAAGATCTCAAGACGGTGCTAACTGGAGTGACTTGTCAGGCAACATTGGAGCAGACATATTTAAAGGTTGTGCATGGGAAGACGTATCTTCACAATGGGTTGTAGTTTCATCAACAGGTGTTGTTTACATATCAGGTGATGAAGGTAACACATGGTCATCTCAACAAGTTGAACCGTACGATGGATCAACAGCAGTGTTTTCAAAAATTGCGGCAGGTAACGGTTTAATTGTTATAAGCAACGACTATGGACAAACTTGGGAATCAGTAGACGGTGGTACAACTTGGGCGTTAGCGGCTAACATAGGTGGTGACAGATATATAGTACAGCACTTGTCGTTCACTGGAGATAAATTTATAGCATCAGTACAAGATTCACCATTTGATGATTCAACATCAGTGAATAAATTTTTTGTATCAAATGCAAATGCGGCACAAAGTTCAACAAGTGCTATCACAGTTTGGACAGAATCAGAAACACCTCCACACACAGGACCGTACACAGCAGTAACAAGTTCTCAAGGAACTTTTTTAGCGATTACTGTGAATGGCGAAGTGGCTTACTCATATGATGCAGTAAGTTGGAAACAATTAACAACATTATCAGGAACTTACTCAGGTATTGTAGGTGGCAGATTTAACGGTGGTTATTTTGTTCCATTAAAAAGTACTACAATGTCAGATGTGACTATTCTTAAAAAAGGTTCTCCACCTTTAGCAAGAGTTATAACAAATGCAGGAAAAGTTTCTAAAGTACAACTGTTAGACACAGGATCAGGATATGCAACAGCACCGACAGTTACAATCACAGACAATGTGAACATAACCGATGTGGCTGTTGAAGCAAGAATAGCCAGCGGAGTATTGAGTCAACCAACATTCACCAACAGAGGTACAGGATTTATCAATGTAAGTGCCACAATCGATGGTGATGGATTTGCTGATGAATTCCAATTAGGAAAAGTTGTACAAATAAAAGAATTATCAAGAGAACCTGGACCAGGCGACTTGTTGTACATTAACGGCATTGAAGATCAAATTTATAGAGTAACACAGATTACAAAAGTTACAGGTTCAGTTCCAAATCTTACAGCACAATTTAGAATTTCACCAAGTTTGAAATCTAACGAATCTCCAGGGCATGACACAACAATAACAATTAGACAACAGTATTCACAAGTTAGATTAACTGGTCATGATTTCTTAGATATTGGAACTGGTGGAGTAACAACAACAAACTATCCAGAACTTTATACCAATGCTGGATTCACAGAAGGTTATGAATACCAAGCAAACAGAGAAACTTCCAATAATGGCGGTGGTAGAGTTTTCTACACATCAACTGACCAGAATGGTAACTTCCGTGTTGGAGAATTGTTTATTGTTGAACAGGCAACTGGTATTGTAACACTTAATGCAGATTTATTTAATTTACAAGGACTATCAGAATTAGCACTAGGTGGTGTTGTACTAGGTGGAACAGAAGTTGTTATTAGAGAATTTTCTACAGATCCTACAATGGCGGCAAATTCAGATAATGTTGTCCCAACACAAAAAGCAATTCTTACATATATTGGATCAAGAGTTTCTGGTGGTGGTGCTAACTTGAATGTTTCAGGTTTTAGAGCAGGTCAAATTAAAGTAAGAAATAAAGAAATATTTAATGAAGCATTTCCAGAAACAGGACAAATTGTTATAGATAGAATTGCTAATTTAAATGGTGGATTTTCAGGCTCATTGTTAGCATTGAACTTTTTCACTGGTGGTACAGCAAGTACAGAATTAAATGAAGGAGATCCGGCTAGTGCTATTGATAGTTCTAACGGATATGGCGAATAATGATAAATAACTGTAATAAGAGGATATATTAACCCATGGCTGAGTTTAAATTAGGTAGAATACGTTTCGTTTGGAAAGGTGCTTGGTACACAAGTGCCCTTTATTCAGTAGATGATGTTGTAAGATATGGTGGTAGAACTTACATCTGTATCGTAAACCACACGTCTGACGCAGAATTCCAAGTAGATTTAACAGCGGCAAATTGGGCATTGATGTCCGATGGGCAAGAATGGAAAGGCGACTGGGGAGTAAACACAACATACAAACCAAATGACGTTGTAAAATACGGTGGTTACATTTATATTTGTAACACAGGTCATGCCTCAAATGCAGATGTTAATATTGGTCTAGAAGGCGACATTGCAAAATGGGATCTTTTCATTGAAGGTTTTGATTACAAAACAGACTGGGCTATTGCAACAAGATACAAAGTAAACGATTTAGTAAGATACGGTGCAACTGTATATCTTTGTATAACAGAACACACTTCAGCGGCAACATTGGCTGATGGATTAGAATTAGATATTGCAAAATGGGAAGTTTTTGCAAAAGGATTTAACTGGTTAAACACTTGGGCAATAAGCACAAGATACAAACCAAATGACACAGTAAGATATGGTGGACAACTTTATGTTTGTATCACTGGACACACATCAGCAGGAACGGTAGCATCAGGTTTAGAAAATGATCAAGCAAAATGGCAATACCTACACAAAGGTATTGAATATTTAGGTGCTTGGGTTACAGCAACAAGATACAAAGTTAATGATGTTGTTAAGTATGGTGCTAACTTATGGATTGCAACAGCATCTCATACAGCAGGCGCATCATTGGCGGCTGACGAAGCCAACTGGGACATTTTTATTCCAGGCTTAGAATTTGAAGATTCGTGGAGTTCATCTACACAATACCAACCAGGTGACATTGTTACTTACGGAGGTTACCAATACGTTGGATTAAGAAACAACTTAAACAAAGTTCCATCAACAGAAACTGCTGATTGGGATTTATTTGTTACAGGTTTCAGTTTAAAAGGTGACTACAACAACGCAACTGCTTACAAAACAGGTGATGTTGTTAGAGTTGGTGGTACAACTTACATTGCTATCTTAGACACAACAGGAAACAGACCACCAAGTGTACTACACTGGGATAAACTAAACGAAGGTTTATACTGGAAAGGTGCTTGGAGCAATGCGGCTGTTTTTGACAAAGGCGATATTGTGAGAGGATCTATAAACACAGACACTTCTTACATTTGTGTTACAGCACACACTTCAAACAATGTTGGACCAGCAACAATCAATCAACCAGATTACGCACCAGGGGCTGGTGTTGATACATCTGTTTGGCAATTGTTAGCAGGTGGTCCAGAAAATGATGTATTAGAATCAGAAGGTGACATTTTAATTTATGGTGCTTCAGGACCAGCAAGATTACCGATTGGTGCTTCAGGACAAGCACTTGTTGTTAACGGTGCAGGTACATTACCTCAATGGGGTTTTGTTGGACAAGTAGATCAAGTTTACTATGTAGGTCCAGGCGGTGTTGATACACCGGCTCCTAATGCTGGTGTTACACTAGACAGTCCGTTTAAAAATGTAAGATATGCACTTCATCAAATTGATTTAGGACCAAGAAATCCACAAGGTGTAAACTTATTAACTAGAAACAAAGCATTCATACAAGACGAAATTATTGCTTGGATCAATGTTCAAATTGCAGGTAATATTTCACCATTCACAAGTTCTTTCACTTATGATGCTGTGAAATGCAGAAGAGATATTGGTATAATTATTGATGCTACAATTAACGATTTACGTAAAGGCGGAAATGTCAGATCAAGAGAAGCGGCATTAAGTTACTTTACAGGCGCAGGTGCTAGTTACGTTGCAGGACAAACAGCAGAAACTGCCGCGGCAATTGTGAGAGCGGCATACATTGCTCAACAAGTGGTTGTGAATTCATCAGGATACACACCATCACAAGGTACAACACTTCAAGTAACAGATTTAACTAAGATAGCAGAATCAACAGTGGTTGCAGATATAAACACATTAATGACAGTGCCATCAGATGCAATTACGGCTGGCAACATCAACAGTGTTCCTGCTAAACTACAACCTCAAATTACATTGAATGTTAAAACAGGTACATACTACGAAATACTTCCTATGAGTGTGCCGTCAAACTGTGCTGTGGTTGGAGACGAATTGAGATCAACCAACATCAGACCAGCAGGCTCATTAGTTGCTGGCGGTGATGTTCAATATTCTTTACAAGGTATTCAACGTTTAGAAGCAATCATTTCAGATGTTATTCAAAACAATGCTGTTTCAGTAACACCATCAGGTGGTATAATAACAGTTCCAACTGGTGCAAGTTTAGGTTATCAAGGTGCTGGTTTAATTGAAGGTACAGGAGTAGTTAACACAACAGCCTCTGGATCAGGAACAGGTGCTACATTTACATTGACAACAAACGCATTTGGTTTCGTTACAGGATTAACTGTGTTGGCTCCAGGACAAAATTATGCAATAGGTGAAACAATCACTATTGCGTCAACAGAAACAATTAACAATCCAGGTACTGGTGACACAGCGATAGGTGAAACAATCACCTTCCAAGTGTTAACAGTAACAACAGGAAACACAATTACACAAAACGTGGCAGTGCCAGCAGGTTCAAGTACGGCAGGTACAGCGGCGGCGGCAATTGCAGACAATATTGAAAAATACATTGACTTCAAAATTAATGCAGTTGGTTCAGATGTTGCAGTTACAGGTTCAAACACAGCAAACGTAGAAGTTGGTTACACAAATGCACGTTTAAGATTATTAGCCAACAGAGAATTTATGGCTAAAGAGTGTGCAGAATTTGTGAAAAGAGCAAACCCAGGTTATGTGTTTGGTCAAAATGATTGTGAAGATGATATTAAAGATTACATAGACGGAATTATTTACGATTTACAGTATACAGGAAACTATATGTCACTGAAAGGTGCTAAATGGTATGTGAATGCTGTTGGCGGTTCGACAACTTCAGACATGTTCTACATGAGAAATGCAACAGGTTTAAGAAACTGTACAGTACAAGGTTTATCAGGTTCATTGGGAGCGGCAAACAGTTATGGAACGAAACGTCCATCAGCAGGTGCTTTTCTTTCTCTTGATCCAGGATATGGCACAGCAGACGAAAGTGTCTGGATTGGTGCACTGAATGGTGCAGGTGGAAGATCACCTTACATTCAAAACGTTACAACATTTGGAACAGGTGCTGTAGGACAAAAAATTGATGGAGATTTACACGCAGGTGGTAATGACTCTATGGTATCAAATGACTTTACGCAGGTAATATCAGATGGTATTGGTGCATGGATCACAAATTTAGGAAGAGCAGAACTTGTATCTGTGTTCTCATACTATGGACACATTGGATACCTTGCAGAAACAGGTGGAAAAATACGTGCTACAAACGGTAACTCATCATATGGTGATTTTGGTTGTGTGGCAGAAGGTGTTGATCCAACTGAAGTTCCTGTAACAGGTAAAGTTAACAACAGATCTACTGATGCAGTAGTTGACAGTGTGTTTACAGATGGTACTCAAATACTTGCACTTGAATATGGCAATGCAGGTAGAGAATATTCAAATGCTACTGTAACTATCACAGGCGACGGTTTTGGATTAAATGGTGTTGTGGCAACTTACAACACAGGCGGAGTGTACAAAATTAGATTAACAGAAACTCCTGCTTCTGATCCATCAGATTTAGGTGGTAAAGGTTTTGTAACTACCACAAACTCAGGACAAACAGGTACAACAACAAATATCACATTGGCGGCGGCAGATTCGGCGGCAAGTGGAGTTTATGTTGGAATGGCATTGTTTGTTACTGAAGGTAAAGGTGCTGGACAGTACGGTTACATTGACACTTACAATTCATCTAGCAAAATTGCCGCAATTAAAAAATTCTCAGACAGCTCAGCAGGTTGGGACACATTAGGTGGCAAAGCAGTTGAGACAACACTGGATTCAACAACAATCTACGAAATCACTCCAAGAGTGGTTATAGGTGCTCCAAGTAATGATGGTTCAACAACTCCTAGACAGGCAGTTGCTAGAGCAGTTGTTACAGGAGAAGTTATTTCAAGTGTTAAAATATTAGATTGTGGTGCTTCTTATACAAGTGCACCAACAGTAACATTCACAGATCCAAACAATACTACAGAAGCGCCTGTACAAGCATACATTGGCGATGGTGTATTAGGTCAACCAACATTTGTTGCAAGAGGTTCTGATTATGTAACTGCTTCTGCTGGAATCACAGAACAAGGTGTACAAGCAACTGTAACAGGAATTACACAGGCTACAACAGCAGTGATCACAACATCAGCGGCACACAACTTTAATACAAACGATAAAGTTAAGTTTGATGGAATACTTGGAATGGTCGAATTAAACACTGGTGTGTTCTACTATGTTAAAGTTTTAACAACAGACACATTTGAAATTTATGCAGACTACGAACTAACAACTCCAATTGATTCAACTGGCTACACAGCATATGCAAGTGCCGGAACAGCAGAAACATTTGGTGGATTTAGAGATGACTATCAAACAGGAAAATATATTGCTGTTGAAAATTTAACATCAATTCCAAGAGCAGGATCAAACATCGAGTTTGGTCACTTACCAGGACAATATTTCAAACTGGTTGCTGTTAATCAACAACTTGGAACACAAACTCCTTTCACAGGTCTATTACAAGTTTCACCAGATATAAAATCTTATGAATCACCAGAACATGGACAGTCCATAGAAATGAGAATTAGATACTCACAAGTTAGATTAACTGGTCACGATTTCCTAGACATAGGTACTGGTAACTTTACAACTACAAACTATCCAGGTTTACCAACTCAAAATCCAATACCAGCAAACGAAACTGTTGAAGGTGGTGGAGGAAGAGTATTCTTTACTTCTACAGACCAAGATGGTAACTTTAGAGTAGGAGATTTATTCTCAGTAGAACAAGCAACTGGTATTGCTTCATTGAACGCAGATGCATTCAACATATCAGGACTACAAGAATTACAGTTGGGTGACTTAGCATTAGGTGGAACAAGTGCTTCTATCAATGAATTCTCAACTGATGGTACAATGGCGGCTAATTCAGACGCAATTGTTCCGACTCAGAGAGCAATAAGAACTTATATCGCTTCACAAATTGGTGGTGGTGCTAGTTCGCTCAATGTTAACTTGATTACTGCGGGATTAGTGGTAATTACTGGTAATACGATAAGTACAAGTAACAATGTAGGAATCAATTTCCAAAGCGTCACTAACTTCACAAAAGGAGTTACTGGTGTACCGATTGCGATGAACTACTTAATACATAGTTAAAGGAGAAAAAACAATGGCTTCAGGAAGAATAGGAAAAGCAGATCTTTTAGCCGCTACACTTACGACTATCTACACAACACCTGCTGATACTTTTACAGTGTCAACAGTATCGTTTTGTAACAGAGGTAACCAAGCAGTTACAGTAAGGTTAGCAGTGGCAGATTCATCTACACCAGACGCATCAGAATATCTTGAGTACGAAACAGAGATTTTGAGTCATGGTGTGTTGGAAAGAACTGGTTTAGTACTGTCTGCAACGCAATTATTGGTAGCATATTCAAGTGCCGCTAATGTAAGTGCAGTTGTAAGCGGTATTGAAACAAGTACAGCATAATTTTAAGGTAAATTATATAAATAGTATAAAAGAGTACTAATAAAGGAAACAAAGACAATGGGAAGATACATATCAACAACTGGAACTGCTGGCGTAGTCACTAAACAAGTGGCAACAACTTACCAAGCAGTGGTAAATGATAGAATCTTAGCAAATAGTGCCGCTGGCACTTTCACAATCACGTTACCTCTTAATGCTTCTTTGTTGATTAATGACACAATTCAAATCATTGATGCAACTTCGAACTTTGGAACTAACGCGGTTTTAGTTGCTAGGAACGGTTCACTAATTCAAGGTTCAGCAGACGACTTAACAATGGACTTAAATGGTGCAATCGCAACTTTGATTTACACTGGTCCGACTTATGGTTGGATAATTGGTGCTGTATAATTTTTTATAATATTTTATATTAAATTTACATCATTAAACACTTGGAGAAACAAAAACAATGGCGAGTTTAAAATCATTACTTGGAACAAAACAGGACGCATTCGTCTCGGTTGAGGAATCTAATTTAGAGAAAGGACGTATTTACGTTTATACGCCTGGAACTAACTATTCTAGATTATGGTGCGGATATTGTTTCCACCCAGAAGTGGCAGGTACTGCCATAATAGAAATTTGGGGTGCAGGTGGATCAGGTGGTGAGATGTGCTGTTGTGGTTTTGGTTTACCAGGCAATGCAGGTGCATATGTCAAAAAACAAATTTCAATGTCTCCAGGAGATTATATATGTGGATGTTTAGGACAAAGTTGCGGTAACGCAGGTTCTTTATGTTTTAGAGGTTGTTCAGAAGCCTCTCATGCAAGATTTTGTATAGCAAGTGCAGAGACTTGTGCTTGTGCAGAAGGTGGAAAAGGTGGAGTAACTTATTGTTCTACTAACTCATCTTTTTATTGTTGTTACAGAGCAAATGGCTTTTGTGTAACAAGAACAGACAACGACAACTGCGGTATTATTTGTAACCAATGTGATGGTTCATGGTGTGCTCAAGCATTCGGTGGACAAGAAAATAAATGTGGAAGAATTTCATGTGTATCAGCATTTGGCTGTTATCCATCATGTATTTGTATGTTCCATCATCATATACCTACTCCAGCAGGAATGGGTTCTAAAGAAGGTAGAATGATTACTTACACTAATGATGATAATAACGGAGTAGCAAACTGGTCAGGTCAAGGACACTATAACCACTTGGCAAACTTAGGTTCAGGCAGATTTCCAACAGGCGGTGTGCCTTTTGCATCATGCTGGAATGGTGGTGTTGCTTGTGGTTGTTATGACAATGATGGTTGTATACCTCAGATGCCGATTGGTACAGGAGGAAGAGGACCTAACCCATGTCCAGGAGTTAGAGATCACGCAATCAGAGGTGGACACGGAGGAGTACGAATTAAATTCGTAAGTTAATTTTATGGCTAGTCTAACAACATTACTTCAATCCAAATATGATTTTTCAGTAGGAAATGAAACTAACCTTGAAAAAGGTAGAATTTATCAATATTATCCAGGTACATCAAGAGGCACAAACTTTAGATGTCACATATGTTTTATAGCACCATCAGCCGGTACTGCCACAATAGAAGTTTGGGGAGCAGGTGGATCAGGTGCAAAAATGTGTTGTTGCGGTGGAGGAACTCCAGGTAACCCAGGTGCATATTCTAAGAAAACAATTACAATGGCAGATGGTTGTTACATTTGTGCAATTATCGGTATGTCATGTGGTAACTCAGACACACTATGTTTTAGAGGTTGTTCTGAACCAACTCAGATATGTTGGTTTGGTAATGGCGGATCAGACGGATGTGTATGTGCTCAGGGTGGAATTGGTGGACACAGTTGGTGTTCAACTGGTAACTCAATTTACTGTTGTGCAGTAGCGTCGGGTTTCTGTAATACACAAGGCGGTGACGCATATTGTGGTATCATTTGTAACTTTATGGATTCAGCGGCTTGTCCTCAATTTTGTGCTTTTGCATACGGTGGAGATGTAAACTGTTATGGTGGATTTAGTTGTTATTACTTTAGAGGATGTCAACCAAACTGTAACTGTAGACAAGTTCCAGTTAATAGATTCCCTCCAGGAATGATTTCAACATTAGGTGGTGAAGTACACTACACAATGGATTCAGACAACGGAAGATCAAATTGGTCAGGTAATGGCGGATGGATGAATGCTTCACATGGTTTCAATTTAGCAACACGTAATCCTACAACAGGCGGTCCTTATACTGGTTGTTGGGAAGGTAACAGAATGTGTGGTTGTTATGACCAACAAGGTTGTAACAGTTATTATCCAGCAGGTATTGGTGGACAAGGTCCAACACCTTGTGATGGTGTTAGAGATCACGCTCACAGAGGCGGACATGGATTAGTTAGAATTAAGTTTGTATCAACAACCAACGATTACGAAATAGACTCAACTCCGTAGGTTAACAAATAGAGGTAAATAAAGTATATGGCAAGTTTAAAAGGATTATTAACTACTAGAAACCCAGCAGAGATGATTGAAAACAATCTCGAAACTGGTTACATTTATTCTTATACTTCAGGTACAAATTACACAAAATTTTGCAATGGTATTTGTTGGACAGCAAACGTTGATGGCACAGCCGAAATAGAAGTTTGGGGTGCAGGCGGATCAGGTTCAAGAATGTGCTGTTGTGGAGACGGATTACCAGGTAACGCAGGTGCATATGTGAAAAAGTCAATCACAGTAGCGGCAGGCGACACAATGACAGGTCAAACAGGACACAGTTGTTATGCTCATGATTTATGTTTTTCAGGATGTTCAGAACAATCAGAAGTTTGTTGGATCACAGCCGCAAACGGTAATGGCTGTATATGTTCAAGAGGTGGATTTGGTGGGAAATCTATGTGTACAACAGGATCATCATTATTTTGTTGTTTTAGAGCACAAGGTTTCTGTTACACAAAATGCAACAACGACAACTGCGGAACAGTATGTAACGTGTGTAATGGACAGTGGTGTTCATTAGCATACGGTGGAGATACAGGCAAAAACTGTTGCGGACAGTTTTCATGTGCTAGTTTCTTTGGATGTTGTCCACACTGTAAGTGTCAGTTTCAACAACACGTGGCTACACCAGCAGGATTATTTTCAGAAGACGGTGCATTGATCACGTTCCAAAAAGAATCAGATGGAACGCCAATGTCACAATGGTCAGGAAACCAATTATTTCAGTGGTATGCGGCACTTAACTTGGCAACAAAAACACCAAGACAAGGTACTCCGGATGCACACTGTTGGAGATCAACAAGATCTTGCGGATGTTACGAGATGCAAGGTTGTAACAATTATCTACCTGTGGGAGCAGGTGGGCTATCACCTAACCCATGTCCAGACGTAAGGGATCATGGAATAAGAGGTGGATTTGGTGGAGTAAGAATCAAGTTTGTTCCGTCAAGTTAAACATAGTTTGATAAATAAAAGTATAACAGGATAAAAACAATGGCAATAGAAAAAGCATTTACAATAGCAGTACCAAATGAACCATACGTTAACGACTTCAGTGACGGTATAACACAAGCGGCAACGTACAATGGTGATAGATATATTAAGTTTCAATACAATGCGACTACAGGATTTATTGCTGGAGTTATTGGAAATGGCGACACTGAAGAATTAATGGTTGCCAATGAAGGTCCTTTAATGGAAGGTCATCTTCCAGCAGTAATAGATGCAGATGCAGATCCTTTACATGCGGCAATGATCACAGAATGGTACACTTCAGGAGAAAAAGCAAACTACTCAGAAGACTTAGGCACAACAGATGCTGAAGGCGAAGCAGAAACTTGGGAACATCAGTGGAGCGATGAACAGATCCTGGCTCAGATTTGGAAGTTAGACACAATTAAATATGTGAGCAACGCCATAGTAGATCCAGAATTTATGACACACGGTATGACTGCAGAACAATTTACAGACAGTATCACAAATCAAATAGCATCTTGTACAACAGAACTAGCAAGAGCGGATGTGTACACTGACGATGAAACAACAGCAATCACCGCACACAAAACTATGTTGGAAGGTTTATCAACAAAGTATGATGGTGTATCGTTTTGGAAAATTCCTTTCCCAACACAACCAAACTTTAAGTAATCACTTTTAGTCGTTACCCAGATTAACTAGCAATAAATAATTCTAGTTATGACAGACCAACGAGAAATCTTAAATCAATACGAGTTCGAAATGGAAATACCCAACGAACCGTATATAGATAATTTCAGTCAAGGTATCACACACACAGCATATTATGCCGGTGATAGATATTTAAAATTTGCTGTCAACGATGACACTGGAATAATTGGAGAATGTTTACATAGAGCACCAACTAAAGAATTACTTGAAACAAGAATTTCTCATCTTGAACCAGGACATACTGCACTAATAATAGATGGTGCAAAAAATCCATGGGAAGCATCATATTTGACAAGAGTATACAATCATGAACCAGTACCGTACTACCAAGAAGATGTAGGACAACTGGACGATGACGGGAATTCTATAACATGGGAATACAATTGGGGCCATGTGCTGAATCAGATATATTATAATCAAGAATTAAAATACATTAACGGTGAATTTGTGAAGCCACGATTTAGGGTACATCAACACACCAACGAAAAAGTTCATCAAACAGTGCTAGATCACATCGAAATGTGTGATAACGAATTGTCAAGATTAGTGTATGATGAACCCCAACGACAAGCCATTGAAAAATGTAAAGCAGGGTGGATTAACATGAGAGATAATTTTCAACACGTGCACCATTGGAAACTAAAATACCCAGACATGCCATTAATAAAACCATAGAATCAATATTATAATCACATAAAAAATTAATCTATAAATATTTGTATCAAATGAGCACAGAACAAAAAAGACCTAAAGCATTTTTACTCAATGGCGGAATGGGTAGAATTATATCTGCTATACCTGCCTTAGAAAAATATCAAGAAGAAGGAAATGATCCAGATTTCATTATTGTGATCGAAGGTGTTTGTGATATTCTAAAAGGACATCCAACGTTGGATTCAAAAACATATGATATGTATCACAAAAATTTATTCCATACAAAGTTAGTTAACATGGATATTGTAAGTCCTGAACCATACAGAGTGCATGAATATTTCAATCAAAAATGTAATATTGCTCAAGCATTTGATGTGTTAATCAACAACAAAGGAATTAGAGACTTACCTAAATCGACACTGATATTAAGCAAAGAAGAATTACTTGCTGGAAAAAAAGCAATAGATGAAGTTAAAGAGAAATTAAAAAAAGAAAAAGTTGTAGTGATTCAACCTTTCGGAAGAGCAATACAACAGATAGACGGATCGTTTGTTGATAAAACTAATAGAAGTATTGAGTTTTTTAATTTAAAGAGTATTATTAAAAAATTACAGGAGAAAGATTTTGCAGTTATGTTGATGAGTGAATTTGGCATAGACTTTAAAGATGCTGGATTTCCAGATGAAGTAGCAATGCCAGAAAAAGTAGAATTAAGACAATGGGCGGCAATTATAAAATATGCTGATCAGTTTTTAGGTTGCGATTCTTTAGGACAACATCTTGCTTACAGTTTAGATACACCAGCAAGTGTTGTGTTTGGTGCAACATATCCTGAAAACACTTCATATGCTAAATCAGGAAATATTAAACACATAGATCTAGGTCAAATGACACGTGAATATGATCCAATAAGAATAACAATGGATGAAAGAATTAGTAGAAAACAAGAACAAATAATGGCAATGACACCTGAAATAGAAGACTATGTAGTTTCTGCAGTTAATGGTGAATCAATAGAGGACTAACAATGGATGATATAGAAAAATATAATAAAACAGGATATATTGCCGCAATAGCCAGAGGGCATAATGCAGGTGTTTGTCTTTTAAAAGACGGTGAAGTGGTTTTTTCAATAGAAGAAGAACGTTTATCTAGAAGAAAATATGATGGTGGACCATATGCATCAATGGTAGAAATATTGAAGTATACAGATAAAATTGATTATCTAGTTGTTGCTCACACACAAAGTTTAGATGATAGATCAACAGGTAGAGTAGATTATTCAGGAGATGATGTTTACACAGGTATAGCAAGGAAATTAGGATTAATTGACAGATATGTGCAAGAACAAAAACATCCTCAAGTAATAGATTTATCACACATTCATCACAAATTACATGCCGCTTGTGCTTTTTATAGATCAGGATTTGACAAAGCAGTAGCAGTAATAGTTGACGGTGCTGGAACTTTTATTCCAGTTAAGAACAGTATCTCTGGTGAAACAACTGTGTTTGAAGTTGAAAGTATTTTCAGTTGTGATTATCCCAATGATATTTTCGCACTGTACAAACATTATGGTACGGGAGAAGCAAGTCCAGGAGCATTTTATCCAGACTTTGCTTCTGATTCCATAGGTGAACCTGGTAAGACACACCAAGCACTGTTCACAGACAAAGCAGGAATTGTAAAAGTTTACGAAGCAGTTACACAGTATTGTGGATTCTCGGCAATTGAAGCAGGCAAAACAATGGGACTATTTCCATATGGTAAACCAAATGACATGGTTCCTAAACTTTTTAAGAAAGAAGGATACTATTCTTTATCAGATAGAAATTTTATTATACCAACATATCCCAATGCCTCAATAGTTAACAGTGGACTTTATCCTTTCATCGATGAAAATCCTGCATCAGATAAAAAAGAAGATTGGACAACATTACAAAATAGAAGAGATCTAGCATACGCAGTTCAAAAAGAATCACAAAAAGAATGTTTGGATTTAATCTACAAAGCAGTACAACTGAGTGGTTGTAAAAACGTTGTATTTTCAGGAGGATACGGACTTAACTGTGTTGCCAATTATTATTATTTAGAACACTTAAAGAAAGACGGCATAAACTTTTATGCTGAGCCAGTTTCAAACGATGCTGGAACGGCAATGGGTGCGGCAATGTTATTTTATTACAGTCTTACACAGTCTAAAGAAAAGAAAGTAGACGAACCAACGTTATACCTTGGACCAAAAAGAACATATTCAGCAGAACAGATTGAAATAGCATGTAATCAAGAAGGTGTTGAACTTACAGATGCAACCAATGAAGAAGTTGTAAAAATTATTACTGACAAGAATATTGTTTCAGTGTTCCAAGGAGCCAGTGAAAACGGACCTAGAGCATTAGGTAATAGATCAATATTATACGATCCAAGAGATCCAGATGGTAAAGATCACGTTAACAAAGTTAAACACAGAGAATACTTTAGACCTTTTGCTGGAACTATATTACACGAATACGTGCATGAATGGTTTGATTTAAGAGGAATGGACGAAACACCTCACATGATGTATGCAGTAAATTGTCAACCAGGAATTGGAGAAAAAATACCTAGTATTATTCACGTTGACGGAACTTGTAGAATACAATCTGTAAAAAGAGAACAAAATCCGTTGTATTATGATTTAATAAAAGAGTTTCATAAACAAACAGAATGTCCTATAATTTTCAATACGTCATTTAATTTAGGCGGTGAACCATTAGTAGAAACATTAGATGATGCTGTAAGAACATTAGTAAACAGTGAAATAGAATACTTGTTTTTACCCGAATACGGAAAACTGATAAAGGTAGCAAACAAATGAGTAAAAAAACAGCAATATTTTTAAACGGCGGTGCTGGCAGAATGATCAGTTCTATTCCAGCAGTGGAAAAATACCTCGAAGAAAATCCTGAAAAAGATCCTATATTAGTTTGCGAAGGTGGAACTGATGCTTTTAAAGGTCATCCTAAACTGTATTTTAAAGCATACGACAGTTGGCACAAAAACCTATTTCAAGAGTTGCTTAAAGATCGAGAATTAATTAGTCCTGAACCATACAGAATTTGGGAATATTATAATCAAAAATGTAGTCTTGCTCAAGCATACGATATTGCCATCAACAACAAAGGCATTAGAGATTTACCCAAACCAACTATAAGATTAAGCAAAGAAGAATTACTTATGGCAAGAAAAATGATTGCTGAAGTAAAAGACAAAACAGGCAAAGACAAAATTGTTGTGGTCCAGCCATTTGGAAGAAGTGCTCATCCTGAAAATTTAACTGAAAAACAGATGAAAGAAGACAAACAGCCAGACATCGCAGATGTTACTGGTAGAAGTATAGAACTAAAAAATGTTTGGAGCATTGTAAGAAAACTATCTAAAAAGTATGGAGTTATGATGATGAGTGAATTCCCATTGGAATTTAAAAAACACATGTCGTCTCCCGTGGCAACACCAATGAATGTACACATAAGAATATGGATGGCTGTCATAAAACAAGCAAATCACTTTGTTGGTTGTGACTCAGTTGGACAACACATTGCATATGCATTCAACGGAACTTCCACAGTATTAATAGGTTCTACATATCCTATAAACACATCATTTCCTGATTCAGATAATGTCGACATTATTGACCTTGGATTAGAAGATAGAGTATATTCGCCTATAAGAATCACTTCAGATGAGTTCAGTGACAGAACAAACGAAGGGATTATGGCTATGGATGATCAATCAGAAGACAAAGTTATCAGGTCTGTAGAAAAGATGCTTAAACACAGTAAAAACAAGCAGTAATACCCAAAATACAGTAGTAATACAATAGTTCTAGATTAGGTAAATACACTATAATAAGGATTATTCTATATGTTTGATGTATCAAGATTTTTTGGAAAAGGTGACAGAAATACTCTGTTAATGAAGAACGGGTTAAACCTGTCTTACAATGGTCCATATTCAGTAGTTGAAGAAGGGTTGGTTTTAGACCAATGGCACGTCAATACGTTCGCAACAGCAGAATACACAATCAGTGTGGATTACGACACAAACAATAAAGAAGTTTTAAAAGTACTTGTATCAGCAAGTCCAAATCAAAGCAGTCTATCAATATATGGTAGATCAAATTTAGGCAATAAATTAATCAAGATCGATAGTGAAGTTAACAATTCATATGTTAGAATCAAAATAAATCCAGAAGATAAAAGTGCCACAGAGAAATATACTGGTTCTAAAATTATTTTTGGTGCAACATATTTTGCTACACTGAATGCTTTGGTTGGAGGCTCACAAGTAACAGAATAATAAATATGGATATAGCACAATGGCAGTAGTTTTTAAACCTTTTGAAACAGATTACGGATATTCATCACCAGGATTCACGGTTGATGTAAACGGAAATGTCACAGTACGTACTATCACAAATACATACACTCCTCCAGTTATTCCACCTGCACCAGATTTTAACATAAATGAAACTGCAGGTGAATTTACAATTTTAAACAAAGGAGTTGCAGTTGCCGGAGATAATCCAGGTATTACTGTAGAAAGAGGAACAACTTATACATTTGTTATAGATACATCCAGTCTTGCTTTTAACGTTTACAAACCAGATGTTGCTAATAATACCATTCCAGGACAGTTATATAATGAAGGATTATCTCATACCAACACAGTTACAGGATTAAATTTACAATCAAGCACGTTAACTTTTCCTCAGACTTGGGAACAACAGCAAACAGGGTACAATAGAACTGCTCAAGTAGTAGTACCTATCACAACAGGTACACCACTAGAAGGTAAAAAAATTCCAGTTGTAATTTCATTACATGATAAAGGATTTACTCAAGCAAACGGTATTACAAATGTAAACTTTATCTCAGACAAAATTTTAATTGCTCCACAAGGATACGGCAATGAATGGAATGTGGGTTATCAAACATCAAAAGCAAATGACATTGCGTTAATTGATTCTATAATTTCTAGTTTTAGTCAATACGACAATGTGGACACAAGAGATATCACAATAATAGGGTATGGTAATGGAGCCCAATTGGCATTACAATATACAAACTATTCACAAAATGCATCAGTGAAAACTATTATTACATTTAATGGATTATTAAATAGTGATCAATACCTTTCAACAGATCATACTTTTTACAATTACACATTAGATCCTCAAAACCAAGATAATTCAACTGTTATAAATTGGACAAGCGTCACACCACTAGGTAGTAAAAATATATTAATGTTTAATGGTAAAGATGATTTACAATTTCTTTTCAATGGTGGAACTATTGCTGGACAAGAATTTTACAGTGCAGAAGATACTGTGTATGGAATGGCTCAAGCAGATGGCACAATTGAAACTAAACTACTAGCAGGAACCACAGAAGCAGACGGAAGCCTAAGTTATTCTTATGATAATAATTCAATAAGAATGTATGCTTTCACAGGAGTTGCCAGCAATTTTACAACATATCAAAACTCTATTAGACAAAGAATTAACACATCTATTGCTACAAGCTCATATTTAAATATTCCAGTTGCAACAACTTTAACAGAAGCAGAAGCTCAAGGAAAACAATCAGGAACGTTAACTTATGCTGTTCCTGTTGATGCTCCAGATTCAATTTTTTATGCAGACTCAGATGGTACTCCTTATGGTACACTTACTGTGGCCCAGCCAAGTATTATTGGAGCAGGTGTTTTCAGTTCGATATTAGATACTGGCGATTTATTAGCAGAAGGCGTCAATGCAGAAATAAGATTAAAACCTACTGGAACAGGCACAGTCACTATAAATCCTGCCACAGTAGGAACAATCACCAACATGAATATCAATGCACAAAATTTATCAACCAGTGGTCAGGTTAGTTTAACACCCAATGCTGACGTAACATTGAGTCCACAAGCAGGTGGAACGCTCACAGTAAGACCAACAGACGTTGGTGTTGTAGACAATGTTACAATAGGGTCTGTAATACCAAGAAATGGAACCTTTTCGACATTGAATTCTTCGCAAGGAACGTTAAATAACACTACAATAGGATTAACATCTGCAACGTCGGCGGCATTTACACAAGCAACCGTGACAAACAATCCGACAAGTGCAAATGATGTTACTAAAAAGCAGTATGTCGATAACACAGCCACAGTGTTAGCGATAGCATTAGGAGTATAGAAAAGAATGGCAAAAAAACGTATTAACACATACAAATTTACACCAGGAATACCACAATCTGGAAACCTTTATCCCAATGCATGGGCACAAATCAATGCCAACAAAGAATGGTTAAAAGATGAATCCAATGCTTTCTTAGATTTTAAAATTACTCAAGACACAGCGGCAAATTTATATCCAAATGCAACATTAAGATATCTTAACAACAGAGAATATGTAAAAGCAGAAACGGCGGCATGGGTGGCTGTACAAGTTGCTGGAAACATTGCACCGTTTGCCGGTTACACTGCCACAGCAACACAAATTAAAAATGATTTAGAAAAAGTTTTACAATCAGCATATCTTGATATGAGATATGGTGGTAATGAAAATATTAGAACACAATCACAAACTTATTATGTAGACGGAGTACTTCAACTGGCATCTGCTGGTGAACCTGAATTAGCATATTGGACAAAAGCCAAACAAATTATAGATTTATATATTTTCACAGGATTAGCATACGGCACAATTAATGGAGATGGATTATCACAAGACTCCACAGGATCAAATGCAGAAACAAATGGTAAAACATCATTTGCGGCAAACATGGCTGTGATCGATAATGTTGTGGATAACGGCATTTTAAATTTACCAGCACTATCAAGTTCTGTGTATGCGTTTGCCAATTTTACTTATGACAGTGCTCTATGTGAAAGAGACATGGGCTATAACATTGATGGTATATTAACAGACATAAGATATGGCGGAAATCAACAATCAAGATTTAATGCATCAACTTATTGGGTTGGTACAGTATCAGTATTAAATGGTGATAAACAACCTGAATTACAGGTAAAAAATGAAATAAAAAATATCATTAATAGTTATGTGATACCAGGTGTTGCTTTTACGTCAAAACAATCACCGGTGGTAACACAACAAACAATATTAGGTACACCAGGTGAAGCAGGAGCCACTGCAAGAGTGACTACTTTGTTTGGAATAATTACAGATGTAATTGAAAACGGATTAGATAATTTACCAACACAGATCAACAATGGAATTTCAAGTGTAAAAATTCCTGAAAGAGTGGAATTAGCAGAACTATTATTGATCACAAATGCTACATCGAATGCAGTTTTATACACATTCAATGATCCAGCAAAAGGCGCCACAACTTTTTACAGAAGAGAATTTACTACAAACACATCAAACCCAACAGCATTTGTTGATCCAGATTTTCCTAAAGCATTTCATGGCAATGACACAATCACCACTATATATTTAAATGCTGATACATCTGCAGATGATGTAACAGACCAATTACAAATTTTTGTTGAAGATGATGAAATAAGAACACGTCCATATGATTTTGGAACAGATGCAATTGAAAGATTGAGGGTTGCACAACCAGAGTCAATGCTTGATGCTGACTTTGAATATGGTCTTCAGCCAACCAAGTGGCAAGCAATTGCGACACAAAGAGGTTATCCTTCAATTTATGAAGTTCCAGGAACTGACTATGATTTAGCGTCAGTGGCATCAGATGCTTCAGCAGGAACATCAGGTATTGGTTCATCTTTGATCACAATAACAACAATTGGACCACATGGTTTTGAGCCTGGACAACCGTTTACAATAACAGGATTTGATAACTCAGTTGCAGGTGCAAGTAGAGCCGCAGGTTCGTTTGTGGTTAACACAGTGCCATCATCAACAGTTTTTAACTATTATGGAAAAGCAAAAGTTGGAACAGTAAATCCTACAACAATTTCTACAAATTTCACTCAGTTGAGAAAAGGTGATTTTTACACAGGTGCATCAATTGGATTTCCGTCATTCAGTATACAATCAAATGGATCATCAGGAAATTTTGTAACCAGTTTAGCAACACTATCAGGTTCTACAATTTTACCGTACACAGGTGTTCAACCTGAAATAGGAGCACCACTTACAGGAACAGGAATTCAGACAGGTACACAGATTACAGCAGTTAATGGAACTGGTGGAGCATTAGCATCTCCCACAGTGACAGGAGATTATTCATCAGGTGCAACATCAATTACTGTGGCAGATTCTGCAGGAATTATTCAAAACTCTGTGATTGACAGAGGTGACGGATTTGCAGTAACAATTATCAATGTTGTAGGAAACGAATTAACATTGAGTGCACCATTAAATCAAAACTTGATTGGTGATGTTACTCAGTACGCAAATTTAGCAGGTGTAAATTATACTCCAGCAGGACAGTTGGGAAGATTCGACATATTCAGAGTTGGTGGAGCATACTCTGTATCATTAGTGACTGGCGGCGGAAACGGTACTGGACAAGATTATGCTGTAGGTGATGTTGTTGTTGTAAGTGGTACTATTTTAGGCGGAGCAACACCAGCCAATGATGCTTTTGTAACTGTAGAATCAGTAGACACTGGCGGAGAAATTTTAACAGCATCCATCACAGGTACATCATTCACAGGCACAGGCACAGCATCAGCAGTGTCACCAGTGTTCCAAGGTGGTGCAGGAACAGGTGCTCAAATAAATGTAACAAAAAATGCATCAACATACACAGTGGCATTGAACAGTCCTTCATACACAGACGTGGCTACATCAGCATACGCAGGAGCATCTGGTACTGGTGCAATTTTTGATGTAGATGTAGACGGAGCGACATACACTGTAACAGTTGACACAGCAGGAACAGGATACATTGCCAACGATGTTATAAGAATAGCAGGTTCTACATTTGGTGGAACAGGCACAAATAATTTAGACATCAGAGTAACTGCTGTAGGCGGTTCAGGAGAAATTCAAACAATCAATGTGGCAGGAACAGCACCAGATCAAACGGTGAATTATGTTTCACCAACATACACAACAGCAAGTGCTGGAGGTGTAACAGCAAACTTCACAGTAACTAGAACAGGCACGGCATACTCTGCTGTGGTAACAACAATTGGTTCAGGATATTCAGGGGCAGAAACTCTTGTGTTTGCAGGAACACAACTTGGCGGAGCAACACCAGCCAATGATGCAACACTAACTATTGGATCTGTTGATGGTAATGGTGGAATTTTAACTTTCACAATAGCAGGAACATCAGTAAACACACAAACATATCCAAATCAAAACACAGGTTCAAACATTACAGGATCAAATGCTAGTTTTGATGTGGCAATTTCAGGAACTGGTTACACAGTAACTTTAAACACTGCTGGTGACAACTACGGTGTTGGACAAACACTTACAATTCTAGGAACAAGTTTAGGCGGAGCAACACCAGCCAATGATGTATCAATCGCAGTTGATACAGTTACAGGCGCAGGTGCCAGTGCAATTGCAACAATTACAGCAACAGGTACAGCGGCATTAGAAGGTACATCAGGATACAAAGTAGGAGATCAATTATTTGTTAGTGGATCTGATTTAGGTGGAGCAACACCAACCAATGATGCATATGTGTCAATTGCAACAGTTGATGGCAATGGCGGAATTACAAGTTTAGCAATTAGTGGAACACGCACAGATGCCAATGTAGATTACACATCAGTAACTTGGAGCACTACGGGCTCAGGAACAGGTGCAGTGATTAACATTAACAGAACAGGTACAACATACACAGCAACATTCACAGGCACTGGTGCCTCATTTGCAGGATCAGACACAATTACAGTTTTAGGAACAGCAGTAGGTGGATTAACGCCAGCCAATGATGTAACAATCGCAGTTGATACAGTTACAGGAGGTGCAATAGCCACATACACTGTGACAGGAACAGCAGTGAATACTCAAACATTCACAAATGTAAACAAATCAAACAGAACACCTTCAGGATTATCAATGAACGTGACACTGAATTCAGGTACATACACATTAGCAGTTGCTAACGGTGGTAGCGGACATGCACCAGACCAAGTATTCAAAATATTAGGTACATCGGTTTTTGGATCTTCTCCTACAAATGATTTAACATTCACAATTGCAGGTATAGATGCTGTGTCAACAGGTTCAGTTACTTCTGTATCAGGAGCAACAGGAACAGCAAACACAGGAACAGGTAATGCATTAAATGTTGCAGGCACAAACAGAACTCCGATAGGAGTTGGTGCTCAATTCAGTATCACAAGAACTAATGATACAGATTCATCAACTGCTTACACAGAATGCCAAGTGGTTCAAGAAGGTTCAAACTATGGTGTGGGTGATAAAATTATAATTTCAGGATCAAGTTTAGGCGGAACAACACCAGCCAATGACGTAACTGTTCAAATACAATCAGTATCTTCATTTGGTGGTGCATTATCTAATACACACTCAGGAACAGCAGTTGGAGGAACAGGATTAAGTGTTTATTCATCAGTAACCACTTCAGATCCAGTTTCACAAGCAATTCCATTAAGTTCAACAATTTCTTATTCAGCATTGGCAACAATGAGAGTTAATTTCACAACACCACATGGACTTGTTCCAGGTAATGCATTCTTAGTTGTAATACAATCAGATGACGGTGCAAACAATCACATACTTGCATCAGGACCGTTCTTGGCAACTTCTATTCCATCTACAACAAGTTTAACATATCAAGTGAGATCACCAGGCGCTATTACAGATGCTGGTTGGCAAGGATCGATATATGGTAGACCAGATTCATTCTTTGTACACAGACCATTCGATGGTGGTGTTCAATTAGGAACAGGTGGTCCGGCACACGGTGCTCAAGCAATACGTCAATCTAAAAAATATATTAGATATCAATCAGGTAAAGGTTGTATGTACACAACTGGTGCTCTATTTGCTCCAAGTTATGACATTCTAAACATTACTGCTGATGGAATCAGTGCAGGTTCAACAATATCAGTAACAACAGATGATGTTGACCACAACTTACAAGTTGGTGCTGTTGTGAGATTAGTAGGTGTAGCAACATCAGGATATGATGGACAATACACAATAACGGCAGTTACAAATGAAAGAACATTCACAGTGATTGCACAAATCACTTTGGGAGGAACAACTCCTGAATTTACAGATCAACCACAAGTATCATTGTATCAATGGAATGGTGCAACAGTTAGATCAGGTATATTTGATGATCAAAACGGAATTTTCTGGGAGTATGATGGACAAAACACAAATGCTGTACAAAGAACTGCCACAAGACAATTGGCTGGTACAGTCACAGTTACACCTAATTCAAATTCTGTAACAGGTGTGGGAACAAGATTTAGAGAACAAGTTAAAGCAGGTGACAGAGTTGTAGTCAGAGGTATGACACACGTGGTATCAAGTGTTACAAATAACACAACGATGAGCGTTACTCCAGATTACAGAGGTGTTAACACATCAGCAGGTGTTAAAATGTGTGCTGTGGTTGATAAAAAAGCAAAACAATCAGAATTTAACAAAGACGTGTTGGACGGAACAGGACCAAGTGGATACAACTGGGACGTGTCTAAAATGCAGATGATTGGGATACAATTTTCATGGTATGGTGCTGGGTTTATTGACTGGATGACTAGAGGTCAAAAAGGTAATTTCATATTTGTTCACAGAATGAGAAACTCAAACGTAAACACAGAAGCATTTATGAGAACAGGTAACCAACCTGTGCGTTATGAAGTAACCAACGAAGGACCAGGTGCAAAATTAATTGAAAATATGGATTCAACACAAACCACACTTACTGTGGAAGATGCTTCATTCTTACCGCAAACAGGTGGTACAGTTTATATTGATAACGAAGTTATAACATTTACAGGTATTACAGGCGACACATTAACAGGATGTACAAGAGCGGCACAACTTACAAACTTTGCGGCAGGTGCCACAAGAAATTATTCAGCAGGTGCGGCGGCGGCTCACTTCAGAAACACTGGAGTTGTGTTGATATCCAACACAGCATCTCCGATCATATCACACTGGGGTTCAGCATATCTAACAGATGGTAATTTTGATGAAGACAGAGGATACCTATTCAGTTACTCAGGTACTGGATTAAATCTATCCACAATTAGACAAACAGTATTCTTAATGAGACTGGCTCCTTCAGTATCCAATGCCTTAACTGGTGATTTGGGAGACAGAGACTTATTGAACAGAGCCCAGTTGCTACTAGATGGTATTGAAATTACTACAGAACCAATCTCAGGTGGTGGTGTACAAGGTCAGTTGGTTATTCAGGGAATTATTAACCCACAAAACTATCCAATTGATCCAGCAGATATAGGTTGGACAGGACTGCAAGGAACAGCACAAGGTGGACAACCAAGTTTCGCGGAGATTGCTCCGGGTGGTTCAGTTAACTGGAATGGTGGTGCTAGTACTACACAAGCAACAGCAGACACTCAAGCAGAAATGACATCAACATCCAATCACTGGTTTAACCTAGGTGGTAACAGAAACTATGCTTACTTCCTTGAAGCAGAATGGGAAAACAAAGGACATGTGGTAGGTATGCGTGTTACTTCTGCTCAATTCCCTTCCAACACTGTGGTAACACAGATTCAGAATAATGGATCTTACTATTTTGTGAGATTTTCAAATAGACACACAGGTATAACAGGCGGAGATGCTGTAACTTTTGCATACGGTGGTGCTCAAGCAGACAGTAACTTCTTGTTCTTTGATCCAACATCATGGGAAGCCGCTGGTGCTGTGAGTGGTACAGAAGTTGACACAGCAACAACAACTGAATTTCCACCAGGATCAACTGTGCAAAGTGTACAGGCTAAAACTGTATTTGGATCAACTGAATATTATAGAGTTGATTTTAACCAATCATTTACTGGCACAATTGCCGCGGCAAGTTCCATATCATTTTCTTTTGGACAACCTCCTTATGCACAACCTGGAGAAACTATTTTCTCTTTCGTTGCACAACCTGGAGAAAGAGCGACATTAGGATTAGACAAAATCAAAGCATTAACCAACACCACTTTGGGTGGTAGAGGTACGTTCCCGAATGGTCCAGACGTATTGGCCATCAACGTATTTAGAACTGCTGGTGCAGGTAATGTATCATCTACAATTACGTTACGTTGGTCTGAAGCACAGGCTTAATGGACCAACTTATCAAACATATATGCGAGACGTGTGGGTGTGAACAACACTGCAAAAAATCGTGTGGAGAATGTCTAGATTGTCCAGACTGTGGTTGTAAGGAATGTATTAACAAAGACTGATAAGATGAATTATAATAGGCTTCGTGTACTGGAAAGAGAAAACCCACACAAAGAACCTGAACGATGTTTTGTTTTACAAAAATTAATTAAAAAACACAATTTAAAAAAAGGCGCTGAACTAGGAGTTAGAAGCGGCGAACTTTATTATTTTTTGTTATCTCATTGTCCTGAACTTACCCTGATTGGTGTAGATTTGTACGAAAGTCAACCAAATGGAAGTACTGATCCTCAACGAAAAAGAACATATGATCAACCTCATATGGGGTTTAGTTATGATCACTCACTGTATTACAATTTCATAAAAGAGTTACAAAATGAATTTGGAACAAGAGCTCAATTTATAAAAGATTGGACTTCAAATGCGTCTTTATTAATTGAAGATAATTCATTAGATTTTGTGTTTTTAGATGCTGATCATGGATTTGATGGATGTTCGCAAGATATTGAAAAATGGACACCAAAAGTTAAATCTGGTGGATTTATAACAGGACACGACTTCTGGTTGTCAGGAGTAAAAAAAGCAGTACAAAAATATTTTGGCAACGATTATAAGAAACACCCAGATCACGTCTGGATACATCAAAAAAAATAAATTATTTTTCTTCTATTTTTTGTGAATCGCCAGGAATGATTCTATAATTGTCTTCTGGATCGTCAGCAGTGCTCACTTCAGTGATGCTACCTCGATCAGTTAAACATTGAACTTGATGTGGCATTAGAGGTAAATTTCTCCATGTTTCGCCTTCTTTAAGTTCTTTTGTTAACAGAGATGCAGTTTGAGTATCTATCCAACTTAAAAGGAATTTTCCTTCGTTCACAAACCAAGTTTCATCTTTGGTTTTGTGAAAATGCATTGAGAATTTAGCACCTTTGCGTTCAAACACCATGATTTTTCCACAGTACTTGTCATTGGAAGCCCAAATTAATTCGTATCCCCAACCTTTATCTACTTTTCCTTCTTTATTAATCATTTAAATATTGCTCAACTGTTTTATAATTTATTGTAACATTTTTATTTAATTCAGTTAAATCTGCACAGGTGTAAGACTGATATTGTCCTGTGAGTTGTTGAGGCATTGGTATTGTTTGTATTTTGGCATTGTATTTTTTAGCCACAGAATCTGCTACACTTTGAAATGATGTTGCTGTGCCTGTGCCAACATTGTAAATACCGCTTACATCGTGTTGTAGCATTTGACAGTGTACGTTACACACATCATCCACACACACAAAATCTCTAAGATATTGATCACTATTTTCGAATAATTTTATTATGCCATTTTCTTTTGCTTGTTTTGAAAATTTAGTTACTGGAGATGCTTGATCTCCTTTGTGTTCTTCATGATCTCCATACACATTAAAATATCTAAATCCCTGAACTAATATTTTAAATTCTCCCATGGCTTGTTGAACAAATCTATCAAACAAATACTTGCTCCAAGCATAGGGTGATTGAGGATATATTGGTCCGTTTTCTACAAAACTGTTTGTGTTACCATACACACTGGCAGAACTAGAATATTGAAAATTTACTCCCATTGTGTCACACATTTGTAATAATTTTAAACTGTATTCATAGTTTTGATCCATGATTAATTCTACATTTCTTTCTGTTGTAGAACTAATTGCTCCAAGGTGTATTACCCAATCATACATACTGGGATCAGGAAAACTATTCATTGCATATTCAAATTTTGTTACTTCGTGGTTCATACTATCTAGATGTTTGCACAAATTTTTTCCTATAAATCCTTCAGCACCCGTTACACAAATTTTCATATCTTACACCATAGTTTATTAATTGATTCTGATCCTTGTGGCGAAATAGGTTTTAATAATTGATTATTCCAATCAGCAACGAAATTAATATTGATATTAACTCTACATCTTTCATCAGAACAAGTACTTCCGGTGTGTTCCATGTGGCTGGGAAATATTACCATGGAGTTAGCAACACTTGGAACTTTATCGCCATCTTTAAATTCTGTAAAACCATTGTTGGTGTTACAATAAAATATTGCTGTATAACTCAGTGGCACACTTACGTCACAGTGCATGCCGTGAGTCACAATTGTTTCTCTTCCAGGTATATTGTTTGCTTTTACTCTTATAAAAGTGTGAGGTTGAAGCACAGCAAAAATAGGAAAACACAGGTTCCATATTTCAGGACTTGTGGCTATGTTACTGTTTTCGTGAAATTTATGCACAAACTGTATTTGATATTTTTCTTCGGATGTTGCTTGTTCTTCGTAAACCACGTGATTTTGATAAAACCAAGGAAATCTATCACTAAGAATAGTGTCCATGATGCTTTTGAAATGTTCATCACTTAAAACATTTTTTAATATTATTTTATTATTTTTTATCTGTTGTTCCATGCACTTTATTCAATATATTTGTGGTTGAAAATCCTTTAACTGTTGGAAAAATTTTCACATCTGCCATCTCATTACCCACTGTGGTTTCTACAGTGTAATCTCCACCTTTAACAATCACGTCTGGTGTGTATTGTTTGATTGATTCCAAAGGTGTATCTTCATCAAACACAACAACCTGATCTACCCAAGGCAGTTCCATTAACTGTTGTTGTCTTACTAATGAATCGTTATAAGGACGATCATTGCCTTTTAATCTTTTCACACTATCATCTGAATTAATACCCACAATCAATTTGTCTCCTTGATTTTTAGAAAATTTTAATAATTCTAAATGTCCTTGATGTAAAATATCAAAAACTCCATTGGTCCAAACTATTGTGTCTTCTACATCACTAATTTGAACAACAGTAACACCTCTGTGTTGTACAACACTACTTGCACCTTTTAAAGCAAGAGAACAAGCATCTGTCATACTATATCCCTGTTCAACATATTTCACAATAATTGCTAACACTGTGTCTCCTGCACCACTAACATCTGCTAATTCAACAGCGTCACCAGTGATGTGTTTGTATTCATTATTGCCAACAACATGAATGCCGTTGCCTCCATCAGTTACAACCAACCAATTCCAATTGAATTGAGTTCTGTATTGATCAGCATTTTCAGGATTAAATTTTCCAAACCATTGTTCATACTCTTTCATATTAGGCTTAACCAGATATGCATCTTTATAGCAGTCAGGATTTTGTTTGGGATCTACATAAACTCTTTTTACCAAATGAACAATATCACTCACAAGGGTGTTAGTAATCACACCTTTGTTGTAATCACTCACTAAAACAACATCATCCTTTTGTAAATTTTTTAATAAATTTTGTTTGGGCTGAGATTCGGTGTATGGTTCTTCACGATCCAGTCTTAATAGGTGCTGTCCGTCTGGTCCAATCATACGTGTTTTCACAGTGCTGGTTACAGCATCATTACTGATGTATGATGTGATATTGTTTTTAAGCAGTATTTCTTGTATTCTGTGACCTGGGGCATCGTTGCCCACCGAACTGTAAAGATGTGTGTCTACGCCGAGATTTGATAGGTTTAAAGCGAGATTTCCTGCTCCTCCTATGTTGTAATTTCGAGAGTTTTCTTTCAGTACAAGAGTGGATGCTTCTGGAGATACTTTGGTACAATCACCCTGTACCCAAACGTCCAACATTACATCTCCAATTATTTTCATTTGATCAATTTTAACATTTTAAACACAGTATCCAATTTAATTTGATTCGTTTTATTTTGGAATGTTTTACGTAATCCTTGGTGTAATGGCTTGGGCCAGTTACCAAAAGTTACCCACGCATATCCATCATGTTCTGTGTTTAATATTGGAATAAATTCTTTTTCTACCACACACAAATAAGTATGATACAAAAAATTTTCATCATTGCTGACGAATGTTTCCATTGGAATAGTTTTTTTAATTGATTGTTCGCCTATTTCTTCTTTAATTTCTCTTTGAAGACCGTCCCATAAATTTTTATCTGAAGTTGTAGTACCACCGACCAATCCCCAAACATTATTTTGTTTACTTTGAGTTCTGTGTAGTAATAAAAATCTTTTTGTATCTAGTGTATAGAAGAGTGCTCCACACCCTACAATTTTACTGTTCATACAATTAATTATGTGACTAAGAGATCTTCCAAGTGCCTTTACGATATTCACCTTCGAAAGACAACAACCATTCTGTACCATTCCATTTATACTGTACACCAGTGTTTAAATTGGTAACAAATGATTCTGCGAAATTGGCAACGGTGCTAGGATTAGCACTGGCATCAAAAATGACTTGCCAATTTGTTCCGTTCCATTCCACAATGTCATTGGCTCCTGCAACTAAATCTATATTGCTGTCACCTTTCCATGCATCTGCTCCGTCTTCGTTGTTGGAATCGCCAATGCCTTTCAATAATAGTAATCTTTTACCATTTTGTTTCACACTGGATGGATCAAACGATGCAGGATCAACAATAAAATCTACTGAACCACTGGTCGTAACTGGTCCAACAATAACAGTGTCAGTTGGAATTGTGTCTTCATCCCAATCAATTAAAAGTTGGTGTGGATTTGCTTCATTCACTGCCACAGTACCAACCACTTGAGCATCAATACCTTGTCTATTTAAATAAATTTTGCTCAATCCATTTTTATAGTTTGGTATGGTTAACACATTGCCTGTCCATACTTCTCCACCTATAACACCTTTAGTTATAATTTGAGCAACACTGTTCAACACATATATGTCAACATTGATACCTGTTGTGCCTTGCACAGAATCTGTATCTTTTCTTATTGCTCGTCCTTTATCATCTAACTTGATGCTGTTTTCATATCCATCTTGATATGCTTTTAATTCAGGCATTGTTTGACTTAGATCTATATTACCTGATTGTTCATTAAAAATACTTGTAATAATATGAGTAATCACTCCTAATTTTTTTACTTTTGTTGGTGGTGATATGAATATTGGTGTTGTGAATCCCAGTGTGGCAACATCAACTTCTGATTCTGTACCTAATGGAATTGTTCTTGATGAAAAATTAATATTTGACAATTCGACAACACTTAAACTGGTCCAGTCAATATAGTTGTCTGTGGTTTGAATTTCAAGTGATGGATTAAACAACATCATTATTTGTTCCATTATTTGTAACTTTTGTTCTGTGTTTGATGTCCAAATATCTGCATTCATTGTTAATGTGTAAGGCGTTGGCATCAATCTTTCAACAGTGACATTTTTGCCTTGTGTGTTTAGATATTCATTATTGTTGGCATCATATGCTCTTTCTCTAACGTGTACTTTACTCACAAAACTAGCATCAGATAGACGTTGTCTATCCATTTCTAATCCAGTAACATATATTCCCATTCTTGGCACTGAAGGTAATTTGTTTTCTGAATTATCTCTTATGATATGTCCAACTTGTCTGCTGATATCTCCGTACATAACCGGTATAGTTTTTAATCCATCACTACCGTCTTTGTAAGAAAAATTACTCAGTAATCTAATAATTTGAGTAATGTATCTTCTAATCTGTCCGTCGTAAAAATGTTGCATTAACTATCCGCCTTTGGTTTCAGTGCTGTAGATAAACTTTGTCTTTCAGTTACTGATTCACCAGCAATCGTTGAAGTTTTAGTATTGTTAACAAATGTTCCTTTTTGTGTGCTTCGTGTGTCAGTGTTAGTTAGTGTCATACGTATGTTGTCTTCCATTTTTACCCAACGACTATTGTCTCTTCTAAATAATCTATTAGGTAAGAAATCTGTTCTTAAAAAATAATCACCTTTATCAGATGATGCTGGAAAACTAATACCAAAGCCAAACTGTTCGCCGTTGGGTGCAATACCGTCTCCAAGAATATATCCATCATATCCTTCTTTGGTCGGAGTTTGGGTTACCCTGTCTGCTAAAGTATTTTGTGTTGATGTGTCCAATGTCGATGTATCAGTTGTGACTAATTCTGGTTTTCCTTGACTATCTACTTGTAAAGTATAAAAATGTGCTATGTCGTATCCTGACTTGGGTGCATCTGCTTCTGCTTGTTGAATCACAGCATTATTAATTTGCATTTCTTGTTCATATGTAGACAGTACGTCTCTTAATGTTTGTCCTGTACCTGCTCCTGCATCCTTGTCTAATATCTCTTTAAATTCTTGTGAGTCGTATATCTGTTTTAATTTAACTCTGTAAAGGTGTGGATACCAAGTTTGGCTAAATCCTTCTGCCGCTCTACTAATATCTTCCACAACATAAAATCTTTTAAGTGCTACATTGAAATCATTCAGTGCATATTCGTCTTTCAGATGAGGTAATTCAAACACATCACCTGGCATAACTTTTCTGCCCAATGTTTTAACACTGCTAGTGATAGGAATTGTCATAAACAATGTGTCGTTTTGTAAGAACAATCCAAATTGACTCATGTCAAAGTCAATATCTTGCACATTGTATATGCCTCTTAAACTGTACACATCTGTGTCGTATTTTCTGTCTCTATTTTCTAGAAATAACATATCTTGTATGTTGGTTTCTTTCACAGCATTGTATCTTGGCTGGCTTGGAGTGGCATCTGCTTCGTCTGTATTCTTAGGTCCTAGGTATTTGTGTACAAAAACATCGGTACCGCCCACAGTGAACATTTCCACCACGGTGTTGTCTAAGAATGTGTAGTCATTTCCCTTTTCTGGTTTATAAAGACTTAATCTTGGCATATACATATATTTATCGGACGATAAATATGTATAAGGAAAACTGTATGAGCGATTTAACAACACAGAAACAAGAAGTATATGACTATGTTTATACCAGCCTAGGTGGCGGTATGGTAGACGTAGAATTAGACCCTAATCACTACGAAACAGCCCTAACAGATGCATTAGATAGATTCCGTCAAAGATCGGACAACTCTGTGGAAGAAAGTTACATGTTTTTGCCTCTAGTACAGGATCAAAACGATTACACACTTCCAAATGAAGTGATAGAAGTAAGACAAATCTACAGAAGATCGATAGGTTCAAGATCGGGTGGAGGCGATGGTGGTACATTGTTCGAACCATTCAACCTAGCATACACAAACACCTATCTATTAGCAAGTTCCAACATGGGCGGTGTTGCAACTTATGATATGTTTGCTCAATACCAAGAATTAGTAGGAAGAATGTTTGGTTCTTTTATAGAATTTAAATGGAACACAACAACCAAAAAATTAACGATACTTCAAAGACCAAGACAAGGCGAAGAAGTGTTATTAGAGGCTTACAATTACAGACCAGATTCGGAATTGCTTAAAGATTATTTGGCAAAAAAATGGTTAAAAGATTACACACTTGCAAAATGTAAGTACATGCTAGGTGAAGCAAGAAGTAAATTTAACACAATAGCAGGTCCACAAGGTGGAACATCACTGAATGGTGATGCATTGAAAAACGAAGCCTTAGCAGAGATGGAAAGACTTGAAATAGAAGTTAAAACACAAACTAGCGGTGGTCAAGGATATTCATTCGCAATTGGTTAAGTCTTAGTTGACAATTTACTAAACATATAGTAATATACACTATATGAAACATCATCTTACTCCTTTATTTTCGGTACCGTTATATCAAACAGTTTTAGATCCCTTAGATCCTATTGAAGAATCATGGATTAAAAATTTAGAATTTCCTTCACAAAGTGTTGGGCTGTACAAAGCAGAAAACGAAGAACCAAAAAATGCAGGAATGCAAGTGTTGAATCAACCTCAATTAAAAAATCTTAGACAACAGATATTAAAAGTGATGAAACATTTTGTTAGCGATGTATTAGATATTGAACAAGATTTTGAATTGACAACAAGTTGGGTAAACAAAAATGGAAAGGGTGATCATATTATTCAACATTCACACCCAAATGCAATGATCAGTGGAGTGTATTATGTTGAAAGTGATGACACATCTGCTCCGATCATATTTAACAAGCCTTATTTTTACACAAATCTTTTTCACGACACAGTCAAACCAACTTTTAAAAATAAAAATAATAATCAATTCAATTTAGACTATTACGGTTTAAAGCCTAAAAAAAATGATCTGTATATGTTTCCATCTTGGTTGGAACACACAGTGCCGCCGCAAGATGCAGACAAAGATAGATTAAGTCTAGCATTTAATTTCTTTGTTAAAGGCAAGGTAGGAGTAGGAACAACACAATTACAATTATGATTATAGGAATATGCGGACTGATAGGTTCAGGCAAAGATACCATCGCTGACTTTTTAGTAAAAGAAAAGAACTTTCAAAAATTATCATTTGCTGACAAATTAAAAGACAGTGTGGCTGAAATGTTTGATTGGGATAGACAACTGTTGGACGGAAAAACAGATGAAAGTAGAGCATGGCGTGAAAAATCTGATGAATTTTGGAGCAAAGAAATGGGTAAAGATATTACTCCCAGACATGTGCTTCAAGTGTTTGGCACAGAATGTATGCGTGATGGGTTTTATAATGGTGTGTGGGTAAGTTTAGCAAAAAAGAAAGTTTTAGATAATCCAAACATTAACTGGGTAATACCCGATGTGCGTTTTGAAAATGAAGCCACAATGATTAAAGAAATTAACGGAGAAGTATGGTGGGTAAAAAGAGGACAACTGCCATTATGGTTTAAAATGTATCAGGACATTGGAAAAGAACCCAAAGATGTACATCCTTCTGAATGGGCATGGGCAAACACAAATTTTAATACAGAATTATCTAATAATGGCACCATTGCTGAACTTAAAAATCAGGTACAAGATCGCCTTGTTGCCAACGGATTCCTTCAAGGTGCAACGATCTCTGGCAGTTAGCACACACTGTTTTTAAATTATTAAACTTACAATTATTAAGATTACTGTCCACATGAAACACGTTAAATTGTTGTTTATACTTGCTGGAATGTCCACATTTATCACACTTTGTTTTAGTTCTATATCCAGCAATATACCATTTGGGTTGATAACCGCTGGGTCCTCCATGCTTCAAACACATCTCACATTGCTTTCTATAATAAGTCTTATTGCCTTTTTTATAGTTCACAGCACAAGGTCTTTGGTTACATTTAATGCATAATGGTCTCATACGAATGTATTTACCTGCCCTTTTTAACCCCTTTTTTAATAACACTTAATACGGCTTGATTTGACACATTGTCATAAATACTAGCAATATAAAGTTTTACACTTTAATAGGAGATAAAAAGATGGCATTAGTTTCACCAGGAGTACAAGTTAGTGTAATAGACGAAAGTTTCTACACACCAGCAGAACCGGGCACAGTCCCTATGATTTTCGTTGCTTCGGCAACAGACAAAACAAGCAGTTCCGGAACAGGAATAGCACAAGGTACAACAGCCGCTAACGCAGGCAAAGTGTACTTGATGACTTCTCAAAGAGAATTAGCAGAAACATTTGGTGATCCAATATTTAAAACAGATGCCAATAATAATCCTATCAATGGTGGTGAAACAAACGAATACGGATTACAAGCGGCTTACAGTTATTTAGGTGTTGCCAACAGAGCATACGTTGTGAGAGCAGATGTTGATCTAGGTCAATTAGAAGCAACAGCAACAGCACCAGCGGCAAATCCAGAATCTGGAACTTATTGGTTTGACACAGCAGTTTCAAAATTTGGAATATTTGAATGGAATAGTGCTTCAGCATCAACAACAGGTGGACAAACTTTTAGCAACAAAATTCCTCACGTAATTACAAGTGCAACACTTTTAAATGCAGGTGTTCCAAAAACTTCATTTGGACAAGCAGGTGATTATGCAATCGTGGCAACAACAGATGCCAACGAAATGTTTTACAAAAAATACGATGGTAGTTGGGTAGGCGTAGGTTCAACGGCTTGGGTTGCATCAAATCCAACTGTGTTAGGATCAACAGCAACAGCAGGTTACACAGGAACTATTGGTTCAGGAACAACTTTCACAATCACTATTAACGGTGGTGCAACAACAATCACAACATCAGGTACAACAGCAACAGCAGTGGCTTCAGATATTTCAGGTGCAGGTGTTTCAGGTTTATCAGCAAGAGTAGTAGGCGGAATATTAGCAATCTATTATGATGGATCTAATGACCAAGACATTCAACTTGGATCAGGTACATTAGACATAGCAATAGGTTTAGGTATTGCAACAGGAACATATTACGTTCCAAAACTAACAACTGCCCCACACACTTCTGTACCAGCATACAAAACTGGTGACGCAGAATCAAGACCAACAGGTTCTTTATGGGTTAAAACAACAACACCTAACTCAGGTGCGAAATGGTCAGTTAAAAAATTCAACGGTACAACAAAGTTATGGGAAGACATAACAGCACCAATTTATTCAAATGCCGAAACAGCTCTATACAATCTAGATAGAACAGGCGGCGGATTAAATCTTGCTGTAGGCAATTTATACATTGACCATGACACTGGATCAACTGCGTTAGAGCAAACAATTTTAAGAAGAGAATCTACAGGTTCAACAAAAGTTACAGGTACAGCAATCACAACAGGTATCACAGCAGGTAGCAAAACATTTACTATTGCTGAATCAGTTGTAGGACAACTAGCATTGAACTCAGCAGTAACAGTTAGTGTAACTCCAACAGGAGCGGCAACTGATGCTGATTTAATAGCAGGTGCTATTAACGGTTCAGGATTCACAAACATTGTGGCAAGTGTTGATTCACAGAACAGAGTTTCAATCGAACACAACGACGGTGGAGAATTTGACATTGTTGACACAAGCGGTACTTTGGGTGAAGCAGGTTTCACTGGTTACAACTATGTTACCAAGGCAGGTACAGCAAACTTGTACACAACAAGCACTGGATTCAGAGCAAGTAACTGGAAAATTTTATCATACACAGCAAGTGCCACAGCAGTTACAACAACTGCGGCAAATGGACAATTATGGTACTCATCAATTGTTGATGAAGTAGACATAATGTATCACAACGGTACAGACTGGAAAGGTTACTCAACAGTAGCAAGTTCAGATCCAGCAGGTCCACAAGTTAAATCAACTGCTCCAACTACACAATCAGATGGAACAGCACTTGTTGAAGGCGACTTATGGATTTCAACAGCAGACTTAGAAAATTATCCAACAATTTACAAATGGAATGCAACTTCGTTAAAATGGATTCTAGTTGACAAAACAGATCAAACAACAGAAAATGGAATTCTATTTGCTGATGCTAGATACGGTACAACAGGTGGTACGGCAACAGTTGCACCAACAGGTACTATTGTAGAATTATTAGCAAGTGACTTCTTAGACACTGATGCTCCAGATCCAGCACTATATCCAAAAGGTATGTTGTTATGGAACACAAGACGTTCAGGTTTCAATGTTAAGAAATTTACAAGAAATTATGTTGATGTTACAGCAAACAACACAAGAGGTTCAGACAGCGGCAGTTCAATGGCGGCTTACTATCCACACAGATGGACAACTGAATCGGCTAACCAAGTAGATGGTTCAGGATCATTTGGTAGAATAGCACAGAAAAAAGTTGTTGTACAATCATTACAAGCAATGTTAAATTCTAATCAAGAAATCAGAGATGATGAGTCTAGATTGTTTAACATTATGGCAACACCAGGTTATCCAGAATTGATTGGCGAAATGATTTCGTTAAACAATGACAGAGGCTTGTCAGCATTTATAGTTGGTGACTCACCAATGAGATTAACACCAGATGCAACAAGTTTACAAAATTGGGCATCAAATGTTAACCTAGCAGTGGAAGACAATGATAACGGACTTGTAAGCACAGACGAATATCTTGGAGTATTTTATCCATCAGGATTCACAAGTGATAACTTTGGAAACAATGTAGTTGTTCCATCAAGTCACATGATGTTAAGAACTATTGCTTTAAGTGATCAAGTTTCTTTTCCATGGTTTGCTCCAGCAGGTACAAGACGTGGCGGAATCACAAATGCAAGTTCAACAGGTTACATTAGTAACGAAGGCGAATTTGTTTCAACAGCATTAAATGAAGGACAAAGAGATACATTGTATTCAAACAATGTTAACCCAATTACTTTCATAACAGGTGCTGGTTTAGTCAACTACGGACAAAAAACAAGATTTGCTGGAAGTTCTGCATTAGACAGAATTAACGTTGCTAGATTAGTAATTTACATGAGAAGTCAGTTAAACAAATTAGCGAGACCTTATGTTTTTGAGCCAAATGATAAAATCACAAGAGATGAAATCAAAGCTCAAGCAGAAAGTTTATTACTTGAACTAGTTGGTAACAGAGCGATTTATGACTTCTTGGTTGTGTGTGACGAATCAAACAACACACCTACTAGGATAGACAGAAACGAGTTGTACTTAGATATTGCTATTGAACCAGTCAAAGCAGTAGAGTTCATCTACGTACCATTAAGATTGAAAAATACTGGCGAAATAGCAGGATTATAATAGATAAATATTATAGGAGAAACAAATGAGTATATCTACACTATCAAAAATTACAGTACCTTTAGACAGTAACCAATCTGCTTCTAACCAAGGTCTGTTAATGCCAAAGTTACAGTATCGTTTTAGAGTATCACTAGAAAACTTTGGTGTATCTACACCAACTACTGAACTAACAAAGCAAGTTGTAGATATTACAAGACCTAATTTAAGTTTCGAAACAACTACTGTTGACGTGTATAACTCTAAAGTTTATCTAGCAGGTAAACACACATGGGAAACTGTTACACTTACATTAAGAGAAGATGTTAGCAACAACGTACAAAAACTTGTTGGCGAGCAACTACAGAAACAATTTGACTTCTTTGAAATGAGTGCGGCGGCATCAGGTGCTGATTACAAATTTGTTACTAGAATTGAAATATTAGATGGTGGTAACGGAGCAAACACTCCAAACACATTAGAAACATTTGAATTATACGGTTGCTATATTGAATCAGCAAACTATAATCAATTATCGTACAGTACAAGTGAACCAGTTACTGTAACGTTAGCATTAAGATACGACAATGCTATCCAAACTCCTCAAGGTTCGGGTGTAGGAACTGCTGTAGGCAGAACTGTAAACACTTTGATTACGGGTGGCGGAGCGTAATTTTCGTAAGCATTTAAAAATTTAAAGTATTGAAAAGGGGACTTTTTAAGTCCCTTTTTTGGTTTTTAACACATCACTTTTTACAGCACATAAATACTGTACATGGCAAATTTACTCAAAGGTTTTTTAGACAATGTTCTTAAAGGAACACTCAATCCTAAAGGAAATCTAGCAGATTTCAGCCATGCTTCTAGACTGTATGTAGATGACAGTTTCAGATTAGCACCCAAGCAAAAATTTTTATACCATGTGGTTTTTAATATCAACCCAAAAGCGGCAATCACAGATCCGCCATTAAGTAATCATCAACGAGAATTGAACATGTTGGTGAAGGCAGTAGACTTACCACAATACACTGTGGATATGATTACTGCACAACAATACAACATAAAAAGAAAAATACAAACAAAAATTTCATATGATCCAATTAATATCACTTTTCATGACGACAACTATGGAGTAACAACTGCATTGTGGGAAACATATTATAGATACTATTTCAATGATGGAAATTATGCCAGTAAAGATACCCAAGGAAATCAATCCACTAGCACAGACAGAGCTTACAGTAAATCAAATGTATTAAAAGAGAAAAAAAATACCAAAAATAGATTTGGGTTAGATTCGGATGCTAATATTCCATTTTTTACAAGTATTCAAATTTATCAAATGGCAAGAAAAACTTACACTTGTTACACATTAGTAAATCCAATTATACAGAGATGGCAACACGATTCAATGAACAATCAAGAATCAGCACCAGTACAAAATCAGATGTCGGTTGAATATGAAGCAGTATTTTATTCTAGAGGTAAAGTACAAGCCAACGGTGCTCCTGCTGGCTTTGGAAAAGAACACTATGACAAAACTCCATCGCCTAACAGTTTATCAGGAGGAGGATCTACAAGTTTACTTGGAACTGGTGGCGTATTATCAGGATTGTTTGGAGCCAACGATGGCCCATACACATACATTGGTAGTCAACTAGGAGGAGGCAGACAAGGAATAACTCTTGGTTCAATAATTAGAACAGCCAATAGATTAAAAAATGCAAAAAAATTATCTAAAGAAGGATTACGTCAAGAAGGATTCAACATCTTAACAGGAGCAATAGGCAGAATAGGAAATACTGCTGACCAGGCTTATGGTGTGCCAAATACTTTTATAGGCAGAAGTGCTTCTAATATAGGTAAAGGCTTACAAACTATAACAAAAGCAGTAATAAGGAAATAAATGTCAAACATACCAAAACAAAACAATGATAGTGGTGCACCAGTAAAAGAATTTTTCAATGAATATTTCAATGACACTATTGCTTTCCCTAGCAACGATGTTGATGCTGTTGTGGGTTATTTTGAATCAAGAGGATTTGATAAAACTGCCAGCATATCTACAGCAACAGTAATTTTACAACAAGCAAAAATAGACGGTGTTAAAGTTTTTGAATTGATAGACACTTTGCAAGGCATGGACAAAGTACAGTTAAGTTACATTGTTACAGAAATTTTAAATCACAATAGATCAAATACATCATCACTTGGTTATAAAGTTAAAACTGAAAACAGTCTTTCAGAAAAACGTAACATAGTAGTATAATCCAATGGCGAAATTCGCTCAAGGTAGATATCAAATAAAAAATGCAGACAAATATATTGGAGGTAGAACTCCTCTATATAGAAGCAGTTGGGAATTTGCTTTTATGAAATTTTGTGACGAAAGTCCCAGCATACAAAAATGGGCTAACGAATCCATAAGAATTCCTTACAAACATCCTATGACTGGAAAATTCACTATATATGTTCCAGATTTTTTCATTGCCTACACAGATAAAAACGGAAGACCTCATGCAGAAGTGATAGAAATTAAACCTGAGAATCAAACACTGATAGAAAAAGTTGGAAAGAGCAGATACAATCAAGCACAACTGATTATTAATAGAGCCAAATGGGCTAGTGCTCAGATGTGGTGCAAGAACAAAGGATTCCGTTTCAGAGTAATCAACGAAAAAGATATCTTCCATGGCGGTAAAAGATGAGTGTTCTTAAAATAAAAGAATGTGCATGGCCTTGGATTAAAAGTTTTAGAACATACATAGACATTGGTGCTTTCGACGGTGACACATCTGCTCCATTTGTAAAAGATTTCAAAAAAGTGATAGCATTCGAACCCAGTCCTTTAACATTTCCAAAAATTCCAGACACAGTTGAAAAATACAATGTTGCTTTAGGCAATCAACATGAGATAAAAACACTTAAAATTCCTGGCGGAACTGGAAATCCTGTTCATGGTAGTCTTGTAAGATATGGTAAAGGTATCATCGAACACGAAGTTTCTGTAAAATGTTTAGACGATTACAATTTTGAAGACGTGGATTTTATAAAAATAGATGTGGAATGGTATGAATTAAAAGCATGTCAAGGTGCGGAAAACACAATTAAAAAATATATGCCTACCATAATGTTTGAAAACAAAAGAAATGAAGCAGATAACTGTATGAGATATTTGCAAACACTGGGATATCAAATCAAAAAGTACAAGTCAGAGACCATAGCCTACACTAAATAAAAATACATATATTATGACCAAAAAATTAGAAGAACTGCTCAACCTTCCAGAATCACAAGAGATAGTGAAAGAAGAACAAGAAAAAGCACAGGCAGAAGATAAAAAAACAGAAAAGAAAAGCAAAAGTATTGAACAACAACAAACCACAATGCGAGACATTGCCGAGTTTGACAAAATTGCGGCGGCATTACCAAAAGTTGATGGCTTAGGAGAATTAGGAGATTCAGAACTGGATGATGTTGGCACACGTGCTATCACTGCCTATGAAGATCTCATGGATTTGGGTATGAATGTGGAGAGTAGATATTCTGCTCGTATATTTGAAGTGGCAGGCAATATGTTAAAGACCACATTGGATGCCAAGGTAGCGAAAATAGATAAAAAATTAAAAATGGTTGATTTACAACTTAAAAAACAAAAACAGGACCAAAAACAGGGCGATTCCGACGCAAATGTGGTACAAGGAGAAGGATATGTAATATCTGATCGCAATAGTTTATTGGAGAAACTTAAAAACATGGATAAATACAACGATGACAAGTAAATTACAACAGTACCTAGCAGAAAGCACAAAAACATACCCTTTTAAAATAGGTGTAGCAGGCGATTTGCCAGAAGGTTTCGCTGACCATTTAGAATCAGCATTAGAAAAATTTGTAGTTGTTAAAATGAGCAACGGCAAAAAAACTCCAATACAACAAAGACCATTGGATTTTCCTGCTCTTGAAAATGAAAGAACAACATACTTTGACACAGAATTACAATACCCAACAACTCCACAAGTTTTACACCAAGTCATTAAAACTTACTGTAACATGCCAGAAAGTCATATCATAGTAAGAAATCCTAATGAACCACAAGAAGCATATCAAGAAGAAAAATCAGATGCACCTTACGAAGCAAAATTAAACAGTGCATATGAAGATAGCAAAGACGAACAAAAAACAGTGGGCAATTCAAGAGTTATGGATTTATTAAAAGAATTAGAAAAAGCACGTAAAGAAAGAAATGCACCAGACGCCGCAGGCGAAATTAAAGCACCAAAAGATGGTGGAGCAACTGAAAATGCAGGCGACAGCAAAAACACAATGTCACCTATTTCAGGCAAGTCGAAAGGTAAATAGTAACATGGACATAAGAGATTTTTTAACAAAAATAGATGCTATTCAAAGCAAAGAGCAAATGAAAGAAGATGTAAAAAAAATACATCTTAACGAAGCATCACAAGTAATGTTGTATGGAGATACTCCAGAAGACATGAATGCTATTGCACAAATTTTTAAAAACGCAGGAGTAACTCCTCCAGCACCAGTTGAAGGTCCAACACCAGAACCAGAAGCAGAAGCAGAAGTAAAAGCAGTTGAAGAAGTTCCTGGAAAAGCATCAGCATCAACAACACCTGAGCCAGAGTATAAAGATACTCAATACATGACAAAAGATTTATCAGGCGGTATAAACAAGATCAAAAAAACATATCCTAAAGTTGCAGACGGAGATAATCCAATGGCATTTGAAAAAACTGAAGAGGAAGTTCACTCTTCTATCAAAGAAACTTTGCTACAAGCCTACCAAGACTTTAAGAAAAACGCATAGTCAAAAAGCAATTCTCCATCAATTTTCAGCATAAGTATTGTATATGAGTAATAAAAGTTTAGATGGCGTCCTTACCAAAAAAGCACACCAACGAGAAAAATTTACAGAAGAACAAATAGCAGACTTAGTGCATTGTTCAGATCCTGTAACAGGATACGATTATTTTGCAAAAAAATTCTTTTTTATACAACACCCTGTAAGAGGAAAATGTGTATTCGAACCCTTTGAATACCAAACAAAGTTGTTATCAAGTTATCATAATTTTAGATTTAATATCAACATGCTACCAAGACAGAGTGGTAAAACTACAACTGCCGCTTGTTATCTTTTATGGTATACAATGTTTCATCCAGATCAAACAATACTAATTGCCGCACACAAATACACAGGTGCTCAAGAGATTATGCAACGTATCCGTTATGGATACGAACTATGTCCTGATTATATCAGAGCTGGTGTAACAAACTACAACAAAGGATCTATGGAATTTGAAAATGGATCAAGAATTGTTTCAGCAACCACAACAGGAAACACTGGTAGAGGTATGTCAATATCTTTGCTGTACTGTGATGAGTTTGCATTTGTTAACCCAGGAATAGCACAAGAGTTTTGGACTTCTATTTCTCCAACACTGGCAACTGGAGGACGTGCAATTATTACAAGCACACCCAATTCAGATGAAGATGTGTTTGCAACAATATGGCGTGAAAGTCAAAACAAATTTGATGAACATGGTAATGAACAAACATTAGGAATAAATGGATTTCATGGATACACCGCATCGTGGGACGAACATCCAGACAGAGATGAAGAATGGAAAAAACAAGAGTTAGGACGTATTGGTGAAGAAAGATTCAGACGTGAATATGGTTGTGAGTTTTTAGTTTATGATGAAACTCTAGTAAACAGTCTAGTTTTAACAACGTTAGAAGGGAAAGAACCTACACTCAATATGGGACAAACACGTTGGTATAAAAAATTAGATGCTAACGCAACTTATGTGGTGGCACTGGATCCAGCAATGGGAACAGGTGGCGACAATGCCGCAATTGAAGTTTTTGAATTACCGTCATACACACAGGTAGCAGAATGGAAACACAACACAACTCCTATTCCGCAACAAATAAGAATCATGCGTGATATTTGCAATCACATAAAAGACGAAACGAATTCTGCAGGATCAAACATCTATTGGAGTGTGGAAAACAACTCAATAGGAGAATCAGCACTGCTGGTGATAAACGATTTTGGTGAAGATTCTATCCCTGGATTGTTTGTTTCAGAGCCTATTAGAAAAGGTCACATAAGAAAGTTTAGAAAAGGTTTTAACACAACACATAAATCAAAAATCACTGCTTGTTCTAGATTAAAAAATATGATTGAAAAAGAAAAACTTAAAATAAACAGTAAACCGTTAATAAGTGAATTAAAAAGTTTCATTGCTTCGGGCTCGTCATTCAAAGCAAAATCAGGTCAAACAGATGATCTAGTCAGTGCTACTTTGTTGATTATGCGTATAATCAGTGTGTTAAAAGATTGGGATCCAAAAATCTATGCATCATTCAGTCAAGCAGACGAAGATACAGCAGACAGAGTCATGCCAATGCCTATATTTGTAAGCCACTAACAGATAAATATATTATATGAACTTAAATGTTATAGCAAAAGACCTTTTTAACAAGATCAGAGGACAATTTCCACAGGTTACATTGGGCAATTCAAGTGGACAAGCAACCACTGAGCCCACTGAAGCAAGGTTTTTTGACTTCGATTTCAAAGAGAGCGGAAACACCCTAGGAAAGGTAAGTATTAGTATTAGTGAGGAAGATGGGCTGGTTGTAATGCACAGCAAAGACTTTGTTGAACAGTCAGATGAGCCATTAAAACACGGTTGGTACAACTTTTTAAAAGAATTAAGAAGTTTTGCTAAAGCAAGAGTGCTTGGGTTTGATACAAGAGATATCACAAAAAGCAATCTTGAAAAAAGAGACTATGATTTTTTAGGACAAGGTAAAGAGGTAGAAACAGTGAGCGAATCAAATTTATACGGTACAACAAAAACAAGTTTTCAAACAGTTGGTGAAGCAAGACTAGTAATCAAACATTCAGCACCTGTGAATCCAGCAGTAGCAGGCGGACGTACTCACAGAATAGAATCTCTTTTTATAGAAAGCAACGCAGGCGAAAGATTCAAATATCCAATCAAACATTTGAACGGTGCTAGAGCAATGGCTCGTCACGTATCAGAAGGTGGAAATCCATTTGATGACTTTGGTAAACACATTTCAGAAATGAGTGCAGAGTTAAATCAATTAAGAAAATTCAAAACATACATGAACAGATCAAATGTTATGGCAGAAGGCTTAAAACAATATCAATCTGTTGTGGATGAAAGAATTGAAGAAATTAAATCAAGTTGTTTAAAATTACAAAAACAAAACAACTATAAAGAAACTTTTGAAAGTTATAGCAAATCAGAATTAGCAGAAGTTCCAGAAGATGTTAAAAAATCTTGGATTGATGAATTAACTATTAAAACATTTAACGAAGAATTACAAGATGTATTTCCTTACATCTATAAATTGGTTTCAGAAAGAACAGCAATAGAAGAATTAGGACCAACATCATTTGAAGCACATGGATACCAAGGTGGTGTTGAACCAAGAACTTTAAAGTACGATCTAGTTGGTGACTTTGATCCTGAAAATCCAATTAGTGATATGGAAATAGACAATGTTCAAAATTTATTATCCAAAGCAGGTATTTCAGCAGATGTACAATCTGATCCATCAAACTTTCAAGGTGTAGTTGTACACACAGATAATAATCCAGAAGAAATAGAAAAAGTATTAGGTGGTATGATTGAAACTGTGGATAACTTTCATGAGTTTGAATCAGCAATGGATGATATTGTAAGAGAAGACAACGGATTGTTTTCACAAGATGCAGATGCACAGGCAGACGCATTAGAACAATTAAATCAATTGATGGCTAAACATTTTCCAGCAGGAGTGAACGGCACAAACGGAATTGAAAGTTTGCAAGGCATTATAGATGATGAAGAATTAAATTCTGAAATTGAAAAAGCGGCAAATGAAGATTCAGATGCTTGTATGCGTCCAATAATCATGGATTACATTTCACAAAAAGACCCTACATTAGTTTCGAAAATTGAAACAGGCGATATGAAACAAGAAGTAGAAGCAATTACATTTGAAGACATTAAACCTTATGTGTCTATGTACAAGGGCAAAGATGGAAAGATTGTGCATGATATATTAGACAAAGACGGCAAAAGTGTAACAACGTTTAACAATGCCAAAGATGCAATAGATTTCTTAAGCAAAAATTTTGACAAATTAAAAAAAGGTGATACAGAAATTAAAAACGAAAACGAAACAGATTACGAAGGTTCAATGGACTATGAACTATCAGGGGATGACGGAGAAGTAGCTCACGGCACAATACACTACAAAGCAATCAACGGTGTGGTTGATCCAAAATCGCTAGAAGGTAGTTATGAATATGATGGTAATCATAAAGTTGACGATGAGTACGCAAATCAAATGATTCAACCAGGTGGCGAGGAACACGAAGAAGCACTGAAAGCCGCTCAAGAAGATTATGAGTATGAAGCAGGACGTATGAAATCAAAATTTGGCATGGAAAATCAAGACGATAAAGAGTTAAGCAACAAAGAAGAAACTGTAGAAGATTTTGTTAAAAGTTTCTTTGACTACACATCAAATCAATTTCCTAAAGGTGAAACAGCAGTATTAACTTCGGTAGAAAAGAAATTTGGCGACAATGCTGTGGCAACTGCACAGGAAACAATCCAAAACTTAATGGCAAATAAAGATCCCGAAATTGCCAAAATCAAAAAACTAGCAGGCGTTCAATAAAAAACTTTACCATTATCGGTTGACTAAATAGTAATATTAGTATATTATTTGACTTAATGTTATTTGTATATACTAATATTTTAAAGGCACATAACATAATAAAAAACAGGCATAATAAAGGAGGCTTAAGATTATGGCAACACTACAAGAGATAAGAGCAAAACTGAAAGAACAAGAAGTTAAATCAGGTAGCTCTAATACAAGAACAGGCGGAGACAACGCCATTTACCCATTTTGGAATCTAAAAGAAGGAGAGCAGGCAACTGTTCGTTTCTTGCCAGATGGCGATAAAGAAAACACTTTTTTCTGGAAAGAAAGGTTAATGATCAAATTACCTTTCGCAGGAATCAAAGGTGAAACAGATTCAAGACCAGTGCAAGTACAAGTTCCATGTATGGAAATGTACGGCGAGTCTTGTTCAATCTTATCCGAAGTAAGAGGATGGTTCAAAGATCCTAAATTAGAAGATTTAGGAAGAAAATATTGGAAGAAAAGAAGTTATATTTTCCAAGGTTTTGTAAAAGACGATCCAATCGGAGAAGAATCAACTCCAACGAATCCAATTAGAAGATTCATAATTGGTCCACAAATATTCCAAATAATTAAAGGAGCATTAATGGATCCAGATATGGAAGATCTTCCAACTGATTCAACAAGTGGTGTTGATTTTAGAATTATCAAAACATCCAAAGGTGGATATGCTGATTATTCAACATCATCATGGTCTAGAAAATCAAGACCTTTAGCAGAAGATGAAAACAAAGCGATTGAGAGTAATACACTTTTCAATCTTAATGATTTCCTTCCAAAAAAACCTAGCGAAGTTGAAGTTAAGGTTATGAAGGAGATGTTTGAAGCATCTGTTGACGGTGAAGCATATGATCAAGATAAATTTGGTCAATACTTTAGACCCGCAGGCTTGTCATCAAGAACAGGTGATCCAATAACTCCGAAAGCAGAAACTCCAGCACCAGCGGCTGAAGTGAAAGCAGAACCGGTTGTTGAAACACCGCAAGAAGCACCAAAGCCAACTGCTGAATCAAGCGGAAAAGCAGAGGACATCTTAGCAATGATAAGAGCAAGACAACAAAAATAATAAAGTATATTGTTGGGGAGGCAACTCCCCACACAACTTGAAGGTAAAAAATTATGGTGAAAGCATTTGACGTTTCTAAGTTTCGTAAAAACTTAACTAAATCAATCACAGGCATGAGTAGTGGATTTAACGATCCTACTGATTGGATTAGTACAGGTAACTATGCCTTAAATTATCTTATTAGTGGTGACTTCAACAAAGGTGTTCCGCTAGGTAAGGTTACTGTGTTTGCAGGAGAATCTGGTGCAGGTAAAAGTTACATCTGTGCAGGTAACATTGTAAAAGCGGCACAAGACCAAGGCATCTTTGTGGTATTAATTGACTCAGAGAACGCACTTGACGAGAGTTGGCTTAAAGCTCTACAAGTTGACACAGCAGAAGATAAACTTCTTAAACTAAACATGTCAATGATTGACGATGTTGCTAAAACTATTAGCACGTTCATGATTGACTACAAAACAATGCCAGACGAAGAACGTCCTAAGATTTTGTTTGTAATTGACTCACTTGGTATGCTATTGACGCCTACTGATGTTGATCAGTTTAACAAAGGTGACATGAAAGGTGAT